TTATACATTTTTATTTAACTTAGGTTATGTTTATTAATCTTGTGTACACCCAGACTCTAAAGTTTTACCATTAACACACCCCTGCTTTTGCCATCTCGGTGTTTCTTTTATTAGTCATAGTTTTTTTGTATTTCACTTTGTTAATTAATATCACACCTGTTCCAAGCAGTATATCCACCGGGCATCCCACCACTAGAACATTTACTATTGTAAACTCTACATTCATTAGTACTTGCTTTATGCATAAAACCGTAACACGTGTAACTTTCACCATGTGTACCATCAGCACACTTCTTTTTACAGGTCTCCAAATTGTAACTACCTATAACATCATTACCTCCACACTTATCTTCATATATTTGTGTATATTTGTGCGTATTACAACTTCGTGTTTGAGTCACCGGACACGCTGCACCACCATTTTGTGGTTGTGTAGTCGTTTTCCATGTTCTTGATTGCGTTCCACCGCCACAGGCTTTGGAACAGTCACTCCAACTTTTCCAATACCCTTTACAATCAACTTTACATCCCTGTGTATTACAATCTCTGGTTTCCGTTGAAGGAGAAGGACACGCAGCACCACCATTTTGTGGTTGTGTAGTTGTTGTCCAATACCTTGATTGCTTTCCACCGCCACAAGTTTTGGAACAGTTACTCCAATTACTCCAATTACCTTGGCAATCGACAGGTTCAGGTTTAGGTATATCAACCTCTTCGAGTTTACTCGTATCTACATTATACCCGAAATCTTCTTCTGTAAAAGTCACAGTTTTCGTATATAATTTAGTATCGGAACTGACTTTGTTATAATACAGTTCGAGTGTATTATCGCCTATAATTTTATCATCGAACTCCTTTTTATCCACTACGTTCATGGTCACATCGGTAAAGTCTTTGAGATTACCCGCGTCGCTATTTTCATACTCATGAATTACTTTTCCCGATTTATCTTTTAAAACAACGATCCATTTGTTCACTACACTCTCTATACTCGTTTTATTTTTCCACGAAAGTTTAAGACCCTTGAGTGTGTACCCTTCACCCCTAGGTTTTGTACTATAAATCAAAAATATGATAAATAGAATGATAGCAATCAAAAGTATCATTTTATTTATAACGAGATTTTTTTATTAAATGTTTATTCTTCTTTCACTTCAATTTGCGGCTTTGGGTTTGTCTTTCGAGACACACTTACAGCCCAAATTATCAAACCAACAATTAATCCAATAATTACGATTCCAAAACCTATATCTTGACCATTCATTTTTTTATTTAACTTAGGTTATTTACCTTCGGAACAAGTAATGACCTCTTGTATTAGACAGATTAAAATTAAATAGACCACCAGTGTAGATATCTTTACTTCCTTCAGGCCATGCATACCCTAAACCTTCATACGCATACCAACAGTTATTACCCTTTTGACCTAGACCACCACAAGTACTGTGTAAATCACAGTTTTCTTTCAGTTTTTCTATTTCTGAGGCATCACTCGTACAAAAATCCTTTGTAAGATCCTGGTTAAACTTTGCGTTGGAGGTGGTGAAAGATAACGAGACAGGTTTGAGCTTAGGAAAATCAGCTATTACAGCGTCGGTTATTTCTGGACCTTCTCTCTCGTTTCCACAATGTTTATCTTCAACTGTTTTAATATCTTTCGACCATTGTGCATGCATTCTTTTTAATGCATCAAAACTTTTAAATCGATTTCTTTGATTGTAACCAATATACCTAAACGCTGGTGGTTCATCAGCAATAAATTTGTTATTTTTACATTTAAATGTATCACCAAATTTTAAACCACCTTTTGTTCTAAGAAAATCTAAAGCTTGTGTGGCAAAACCTGTTTTATCTATAATGGTTATTACACCAGTGTCATCTAGTATAAGTATATAGGGTTTTTTGAAATTTCCACCAATAGATACATCCTCTCTTATAACATTTCCATCCTCAAAATCATCTGTTTTTGTAAATGTCAATGCAGCACTACCGTCGACAGTAAAGGTGACGGTTCGTGCTCGTACAACTATTCTCTTAGCAAAATCACCCCCTTCCGTTTGAGCATCCGTATTAGATTCCCATTTAATTTTGTTAAATCTATTTATATCACGTAAAACCAAATTACCGTCGTCTTGAAATTTAAGACTGTACCGATCGTTTGGTGATTTATACTCAATACCCTGTTTAATATCCTCTACGTCTTCTTCACCTGGTGTTATAGTTCTAGCCGCCGTAAGTGTAAAAGACGCCAAACCCCAATCTTCTCGTTCCATATCAGATTGTTTTTTAAATATTGTATTGTTAGGAGCAAGTACTAAAACCTTATCATCGTCATCAGGGTGTATTAAAAGGTTTTTACCCTTATATTTGTTTAGTTTAAATTCTGTTTGTCCATCAAGTGTTAATGTGTCGCTACCATCTATACTTTTAAAAGAATATGTGGTGGTGGTGGTGGCGGGGGTGGTGTTGGTGGCGGTGGTGGTGTTGGTATTAATTTGTAATTTAAACCATTTCCACGGAATGAATGAAAGATTATAATAAATTTTTTTCACAAACTTATCGAGTTTAAACGTACCTTTAACAATTGTAATTGTAATTTCATATTCACCAAATGGACCATCAGCAGTATAACTAAAATCGTCTTCGGTAATTTTGATCTCAGCTGTTCCTAATAGATTATTCTCATCAACTGAATTATAATACGCTTTAACTGTATTCGTACCTTTAACGCTAACGTTACTAAAAATATCATCACCTTTAAATGTAACGGTTCCGTTACTGTAATCTTTTATCATTTCTGGATATTTGGTTTTTTCCATTATTATATCTTCCTGGATTTTAGTACCTGTAGTAGTACCTGTAGTAGTACTTACGTACCGTGTAAATATAATTTTATTAACTTTATCAAAACCTGCACCAGTTTGCCATGATAATGTAATATCGATAAGTTTACTTCTTTCATGATCATTTGCAAGGTACTCAATTATACGGTACCCTTCCTGGGAACCACTACTCTCTTCTTTATTGTACTTTATCTTACCAGTCTCGCCGAATGTAAATTCGGGTATTTGTTCTGACGTTTCTTCTAACGTTTCTTCGTCACCTTTTTTATTTCCAAAGTAAATAACTAAAGCTATTCCAACAATAATTATAACTAATAAACCAAATAGTCCGAGCATAGCTGCTTTTGCCATATCGGTGTTTCTTTTATTAGTCATAGGTTTTTTTTAAAAATATAATGCTTAATATTACCGATTCTCTTACCTTCGGGTAATAACACGATTCAGGTCTATCTGGTATGTCTACATAATCACACATGGACCGACGCTCCAATTTACAGGTCCTCCCCAACTATTGTAGCATGGTTGTGTATTACATTCTTTGATTATAGTTGAAGGAGAAGGACACGCCGCACCATTACCCTGTGGTTGAGTAGTTGTTATCCAATAACTTGTTTGATATCCACCGCCACAGTCTTTATCGCAGACACTATACCAAGACCAATAACCGTCACAGTGAACATCACATCCCTCTGTACCAATACAACTTCTGGTTTCCGTTAAAGGAGAAGGACACGCCTTACCATTACCCAGTGGTTCTTTAGTTGTTATCCAATTCCTTGCTTGTGTCCCATCACCACAAGTGTTCGAACATGCACTCCAATCACTCCAATCACCTTTACAATCTAAATTCAAAGTTTTCGTTAGATCGTACGTATACGTGGCGGGTTTAGGAGTAACATCAGGACCCTTATCATCTTCTTCAAAAACTTTAATTTTCCCATTTTCTTTTATCATCCAACCGGGTGCGTATCTAGGTCTTGTATACGTTATATCTATTTTATTAACTTTTTTAACAGATTTTATAGAAAACATCTTAGTTCCAACTTCATAACCGTCTACATTCCAAGAGGCATATTTAGCATCAAAATTAAATATATTATACCAACCAGCGGCAGGTGATTTGTTTTCGACTGTTTGTTCTTCTGTTATTAAAACACCGTCGATTTTTATATATTGAATTTGTATGGCGGAAAAAGCTGATTTTTTGTTTATGATAAATTCATACGTGTAATTATACGTAACTGGCACTGGAAAAGGTGTGTTGTTCCATATATTTTTATAATATTGAGGTTCAATACTTACATTTTGATCTGTGTTTGGATCTGGTTCGGTATGAAAATCCAATTTTTTAAGCTCAGCTATTTCTTTTCTAGGCCACTGAACTGTAATAACATCGTTATCTTCTCGGATACACTTATTACCAGAACCAGATTTTTTTGTTTGAATTTCATATTTCCAGTCCATACAATTGTCGCGTTCTCCAAAAGTTGATCGGATATTCGGCGTCTCTGTTTCACCGCAATAATAATTATAACCATGAATTGGCCAACCCTTATAAACTTTTACATATTTACCTACACAATCAATATCTGGATCAGGTGTTCTGTCCCATTCATTTTTATAATATTGAGGGTCATTACTTACATTTTGATCTGTGTTTGGATCTGGGTCGGTATGAAAATCCAATTTTTTAAGTGAAGCTGTAGTTTCTGTAGGCCATTGAACTCTCACAACATAGTTATCTATTCGAGTACATGCCTTACCGGAACCCATTTTTTCTCTTTCAATTTCGTGTTTCCAAAATTGACAATAGTGTCTATCGTTGTCATCTGCTGGTCCACACGCAAATCGTTCGTCACCTTTAGTGGTCTTATCTTTTTTAACTTTTACATATTTACCTACACAGTCAATATCAACTTCCTTAAGTTTACTCGTATCTATGGTATACCCGAAATCTTCTTCTGTAAACGTCACGGTTTTCGTATATAGTTTAGTATAGGAACTGACTTTGTTATAATACAGTTCGAGTGTATTATCACCTATAATTTTATCATCGAACTCCTTATTCTCTACGATATTCATGGTCACATCGGTATAGTCTTTGAGATTACCCACGTCGCTATTTTCGTACTCGTGAATTATGTTTTCCGATTTATCTTTCAAGGTAACGATCCATTTGTTCACTACACCCTCTATATTCACCTTATTTTTCCACGAAAGTTTAAGACCCTCGAGTCTATACCCTTCACCCCTAGGTTTTGTGCTATAAATCACAAATATGATAAATAGAATGATAGCTATTAAAAGTATCATTTTATTTATAACGAGATTTTTTTTATATTTTTATTCTTCTTTCACTTCAATTTGTGGCTTTGGGTTTGACTTTCGAGACACACTTACAGCCCAAGTTATTAAACCAATAATTAATCCAATAATTACGATTCCAAAACCTATATCTTGACCATTCATTTTTTTATATTATGTTATACTATAAGAAAAAAAATGCGTCCTTTCACAACTGTCCTGATGGAAGCATTATTTATCGGTCTTCTTTTACAAGTTTTAGTTATGGGTCTTACGAAATTTGTGTATAAAGATACAGGTGTTCTAATTTTAGCAGGTGCGTTAATACATTTATTGTTTGAGTATTCGCCTTTCGGCAATATTAATGAAAAGTGGTGTAAAATGATATTTAATTAAATAACAGTATCGGTATCGTTCATCTCTTCTAAAAGAGAATCTCTATCTCTACAAAGATCAAATAATTCGTCGTTTAAATCTCTCAGTTTATGTTCAATCTCTTCGTTATACGATTTCAAATAGTTTTTGTAAAATTCGCGTTCGTTTCCGATATTGTATCCCTTATCTATGAGACTACCAATCGTGTATCTGTGTAAACGTATACCCATATCCGAAGCGTATTTTCTCACGGCATCTCTCTTAACAATGTTTGTTATTCTTTGTCTCGGTTTGGTTTTTCTGATCATGGTTTCAGTTTCGAGTATTCTATCGTCTATACGACGTAACTCAGCTTCATCATATTCTCTCTGTCTTCTTTGTACCCTCTCTATATCAGATTCAAAGGAAGTATCACCGTTCACGTCTTCTCTCGGTACGCGAAGGTAAGGTAAAACGGAGTGTACGAGATTGAATCTATCTTCGAACGTAAGAGACTCGTCCGGTCTCGCAAGTAACTCGTCGAGTTCGTCAGCATCCGCGGTTGGTAAATCGTGGTCCATCTGTACTGCTTCATCGTCATCCGAATCGTCTTCGTAATACCGACGCCTGTGTCTAGTTTCTGTAGAAAAAGGTGCTGGTATATCGAAAGTATCATCGCGCATGTTTACACGCAAATGAAACGTGTTTTCGTCATCTTCTGAATCGTAATTCGAATTAGAACGAGAAACACACTCGTGTACTTTCTTTATAGAATTACACATCTCGAGATAATCACCCTCGGGTATTATTTTCGAGTTCAAATCGATCAAACGCATTAAATTTGTAAGTTCGTCCATTTTTTTGTCTTGATATTTTTATTATTTTATTCAACTTAGGTTAGGCACGTTAATATTTATTGCATTAAAATCGTCTATAATTTTTTGGGTTGAATTCATAAAATGTACGATACGTCTCATTTCATTATCTATATTATTGAGCTCAGTTACTTGTATATTTCTTAATTCCGTTTTGTAATCGTTTATTATTCTCAAAAACTCTTTAAAAAACTCATTTTCATTTGTGATTTGACCCATAGCCTTTAAATCACTCAAACTTGTAGATACATCCAGACCCATAACAGAACAGTAACTATACACGGCCTGATCTTTAAATTTTTGTGTTATTCTTTTCCTAATTTTAGAGTATACGAGAGAACGTTTAATTTCTTTTTTCTTACGAAGCAAAATCAAACACCTTTCGTATATAATATCCGATGGGTTTAAAAGTAAACTAGGTGGTAAAGTTCTAACGCGACGAGTTTGTTGTTCTTGTTCGACTCTAAATAAGTCACGAAGTTTATTACACATTTCTAAATAATCACCTTCGGGTAAATCTTGTGAGTGTGTATCTATAAACGTCATTATTTTTTGTAAAGAATTTGACATACTGTTTTATTTATTTATTTATATTAAAAAAATTATTGTTATAATACTCTAAATACGATTTATAAAATTCGGTTTCGTTATAAACACATGGGTCGTTTTCGTATAACTCTTTCCATGTTGTTATATTTTTTAATCCAAGTTCACTCGCTCTTTTCTGAATAGCCCACTCTTTTATGAACTGAGTAACTCTCTTTCTCACTTTAGAAACGGGTTCTTTTTTTAACCGTTTCAGTAAACGTGTATTTTCTTCTTCGAGTTCCTTTATTCTATAAAGAGCACTAGCGTGTGTTCTTACTAATTCGTGAAGAGGTTTTGATATGTCCAACTCTTTCATCACAATGTTTATTCAATAATAATAAAGCTTCGACTGCTTCTCCAATTTCTTTGTGTTTTAAACAAAAACCGTTCTTACCAGCTCTACACAGACAGGTCTCGTAAGTACAGTTTGGTCTCATTTATGTTAAAAAATAATAAGTTTATAATTTACTTAGGCTTCTGAATCACTCACAATTTCTCCTTCCTCAATTTCGTCTTCGTCCGTTTCTTCCCCGTATTCAAATTCTTCTTCTTCGTCGCTATCAACTACACTACCATTATACTCGTCTATGTTTTCGGGTAAAATGTCTCTGAGAACGTCCCATTTAACATATGATTTGAGTTGGTAATCGTCAACGAGATCGTCGAAAGAAATTTTATCGGTAACACCCCAATCGTCTTCAAGTACCCACCGCCAGTACCCAAGGTTTGTGTTATCTATTTCTAAAGGAAACAGTTCGACCGAAAAGTGTTCGTTTTCACGGTACCCAGACATTCTCAATTCTTCAACTTGTTCCTCCATGTAAATGTTATACATGTGTTCAAGAATACCAATTGGAACGTCCCTGGTAGAAACTTTAGGTTCGTGGTAAAACGTGATAAAATGGGCCTGTCCGTATGGCATTTCCACCTTTTTCTTAGAAATACCCATATACGCGAGAAACCTTTTATTATTATGGGGAATAAGGTGTTCCGGGTACCCGAACTCGGAACGTAATGCGTATACCTCAGAATTTTTAGAACATAATTTAGAACAAAGATCGTTTAAGTGTGAAAGTTTGACGAGTGTGGTACAGTTTTTTAAAAGTTCATGTGTAAGTGTAGTCATGTTATATATTCATTACAATCTAATTGTTTAAGTCCATTTCTATATCGTCTCGCATACATTTACTTTCGAGAACGCTTAAACGGTCTTTTAAACCGTGTTTGTTCACAAAAGAATTATATTTGGATCGGTCGGAAGAAAACTTATCCATGTAATAATTTTTCCAAAACCAAAACCAATCCTTTGTAATATCCACCGAAGGGATAAAAGTTATATCTTCTTGTTTATCAAGAATCTTGAGAGCTTGGTGAATAATACCAATACGGTTACCATCCTTGGTCTTTTCTTCGTGAAAATGGAAAAACGACTTTACATTTTCATAGTCGGTATCAAGAAGATAAAGGTGACCGATATACTCGACGTTATCGGGTGGTCTAAAATTTTCGGGGAAAGTATTGTTAGGTCTTATTCCCCAAACTTTAATTTTCCCGTCAACACCTTTATAGTGTGAAGAAGCGAGACCATCGAGTTCTTCCCTTCTTTCCACAGAAACAGTTTTTGCAACAAGTTCGTAAAAAATATCAGACATTTTTTTTTCTTATTTTTTAATCTTATTCTTCTCCACTTAGGTCTTCATCACCGTCTTTTAATAACAAAAGTTCTTCGGCGACGATTTGGTAAAAAGCTACTTTATAAGCCAAGAAACCAAAAAGTGTTGCACCCATATTAAAATCAAAAGGTGTATCCATAGAATTCCACGACGATTCCAAAAGTGCAGTTACTACAGGTATGAGCATTCTTTTATTAAGACCAGCTGACTTTTCTATATTATCCACGTAAGACGATAAAGAATCAACGTATGCATAGGACGCCAAAGTTCCGAGTGTAGCCGATAAACCATCTATGGGGTCTTGAAAAATAAAGTGGTACGCGGAAACCATGGATCCATACTTTAAAGTCGAACTTTTAATTTTGTTCTTAATTTCTTCGTACTCGGCTAAACTTTCTTTCCTTTTCGTAGGACACGAAATACGAAGGGTTTTAGTATAGGGGTTTATTATGGTAAACATTTAATTTAGTATTAAAATATATAAAAGTATAATTTTTAAATAACACATGTATATACTAATAGATGCACTAGGATGGATAGGGTGTACACTTTTAACTTTAAACACGGTACCCCAAATATACAAAATTCATACGACTAAAAAAGTTGAGGATATAAGCACAACTTTTATAGTGGTAAACATGCTTGGACTAATATCGTATTCGATATACAGTTGGTATAATTATTTAGTACATATAGCAATATCTACAACACTAAGTTCATTTTTTAGTGGGTACATGTTAACACTTAAATATTTATACACGAATCACGAAACCGATCAGTGAAAAGAAATTTTTTTAAGAAACTCATTCTCCATTGTTTCAAATTCAATACACCTTTTTTCACACTCGTATAAACGAACTTGTATTTCAGTAAGTTTATCGTCGTGATTAAATTCAGGTTTTTTGTTAGGTAAAGTTGCCCATTGAGGACCGTATCTTCGTATATATTCAATTTCTTTCTTATTATTTTTTAGTTCTCGGAGTAACATATTTTTATATTGACAAGCGTAACGATTATACTCACCACACTCAAATTCTCCATAACAAAACTCTTCGTAAGCGAGTAATCGCATATGTTCTTTAAGGTTCGCCCCACTTTTCTCTCCAGTTTTTGACAAGTGTATCGAATCTTTCGATTGGTAATGATGAAGTTCTTCTGAGTTTCTTCGGGGCACCTGGGCATATAGGTTCGTATTTGTTCGCCTTGTTCCAGATAATTCTTTGTAAATCTTCCGGGAGTTCACGCGTCGCTTGGCAGAAAGCAAGTTTGTAGTCGTAAGTGTGCATTGATGTGTAATCCATTTCATTTGTTTTTAGTATTTGTAAAAAAATCAAAATGTTTTTTTTACTTAGGTTATTTATATTTATAAAAAGTTGCGTCACTTGCTTCTACTTCCATTATAATATGTTCACCACTTTCATTTCTCGCTATTATACTTTTTTTAATAGTTGGTTTTTGGTAATAGTAATACTTTTTTTTACGTTCAGGTGATTTAACATATACGTTACTCGAAGATGAACTAATACTCTCCGAAGAAGAAGACGATTCGTATATAGCAGTTCTTATTGGTTTTATAATTTTATATAAACTCGTATACATTGCTTATTATTCGTATAGTTTTTTTATATAGTATAATTAGAAGATGGTATCTCTCCAGGACTTACCTAAAAAAATTCAATACATAGTGATAGATTCACAATTCGTAAACGGTACCAATAATAATTTTACAATAGATCTAAACTTGGAATCAAATTTACACCTCGAAGAAATATCTGAAGTCATAGGTGTAAAACCAGTTGATTTTTACGTCACACAAATAGGTGCTAATGATAATGGTGATACAAATGTCGCCAAGTACATTGATATAGTTTGTGATGATATTCCTAAAAGGGGACAATTATTGGATGAACGAAACGGACAGATTTTAGCCAGAATACCACTAGAAAGAAGTTTTACTGGTAGTAACACTTTTATACTAAGAGATAAACAATGGCGTTCTTTTCAAAGAAAAACAAATTATTTTAATCCCATATCTTTACAAAAACTCCATTTTAAATTATACGAATCACAAGGCGATGGTGATTACGAACTAATACAAGCTAATGTATCATGGTATATGATACTCGAAATAACAACTGTAGACGTTAAAGAAAAACCCAAAGATAGAGAACTTCAAATACTAGAAGCATTACACAAACTTATCGGGAAGATAGATGAACTCAACGTAAACGTTGAAAAACTTCCAGATAAGCACGATATAGAAAAAATGGAAAACGAAAAAAAGAAAAAGTATCCATTTAGGTACCTTGTTTTATTCATCGCACTGATACTTGGGGGATTTTATTTTGCAAAAAGTAAAATTACTCCTTCGGTTCCGCAACCTTCTTTTTAACGACGCGTTTAACCGTTTTCTTAACTGGAGCTGGAGCTGGAGTTGGTTCTGGAGCTGGAGCTGGAGTTGGTTCTGGAGCTGGAGTTGGCTCTGGAGCTGGAGTTGGCTCTGGAGCTGGAGTTGGCTCTGGAGCTGGAGCTGGTTCCTTTGGTGGTTCAATGTGATCAACGATTTGTTTCAATATACTGTAAAGTCTATCTCCACGAACCTTAGATCGTGCAAGTTCTTGTGTAATTTGTTCTCTAACAGAGTCCATCGCGTAATATATATAAAAGAAAGATTATCTTTATACTAAATGTTATTCATCGGCCCAACTCTTCTCAGTGGCATAGGTCAACTCACACACAAATACCTCGACCTTTTTCCTGATAGTAAATATTTGGAAATCCAAGAGGAAATTCCAGAATGTGATAGAGCATTTATATTTGCTTTACCAGTACAGTATTGGTTAGATAAAATACCAGAAATAAAAAGAAAAATTAAACACGTCACGTGTATGACCATATGTGAAACGGAAACGGTACACGAAGATTACGGTAAACTTTTCGATTTATTCGATAGAATTGCTGTACCGAGTGAATTCTGTAGAAAAGTTTTTAAGAAACAGTTTCCTGATAAGGAATTTTTTGTTGTACACGCTCACGTACCACCTAAAAAAATATACACGTTTTACCATATAGGAAATGTTTATGATCCTAGAAAGAACTTTAACAAAATTTTGGAAGCGTTTATTCGCCTGAATAAACCAGATTCAAGACTTTTAGTAAAAGCAACGTGTAAACAACCTGTTAATATAAACATACCAAACGTTGAAATCATAAACGGTCTGATAAGTGACGAGGATATGGAAAAAATACATGCACTAGGTGATTGTTACGTAAGTTTCTCGTCTTCTGAAGGTATTGGTATGGGTGCAGTTGAAGCTGCGCTGAGAAACAAACCAGTCATAGTACCGGAATACGGGGGTGCTACGGAATACATCAGAACACCTTATAAAATCAAATGTGAACTTCAAGAAATACCGAGGGATGATTTTCTTTTCAAAGCGGGTATGCAATGGGGAAAACCAAACTATGAACAACTCTTGGAGTTCATGGAAGATGCCTATACTAAAAAAATACGATACATGGAACACCCAAAAACTCACATGTTAACCTGTAAAGAAAATGTTTTACAGGAATTCATCGTTAATGTAATTGGTAATGAAAACAATGATACCGGTGAGAATAACACCCGAAGTTAACGAACCTTTTTGTGCGATGAGCATGGCAACAATATCATCTACAAATTTAATGTTCGTGGGTTTTTTTAAGAGTTCTGGTACTATTTGCGAAATAGCTAAGTAAAGCGCCATGGCGATTATTACGGGTCTGAGTGTTTCCTGATTTAACATTTATTATAACATAATATTTTTTAAAACTGGTTTAGTACCTAATACACTAATATCTAAATTTTTTGTACCGTGTGAATGCTTCTTACAAAAGTTTCCACACGATGCCTTGAAATTACACCTTTTCCCACTCATTGTAGTCGCCTGACATACATTAAAAGCGTGTCTATTTTGAATAATCTGTTCAGGCACCTCCGTTAAAAAGATAATTCTTTTTTTATCTCTTTGGTCGTCATACCTTTTCCTAGATTCTCTCAATTTATGTATACTTCTTGCAAACCTTTCACACTTTTCATCTTTTGTGTTATACAAGCGTTTTGCAATATCGAGATCTTTTTGAGAATATTCCATTTTAGTTTTCTTGATTTATATTTTAAGTCACCTCGACTAAGGTTGCTAATGAACACACATTTATTATTAAGTACGGAAAGTAGTAAAATAAATATTCAAACAAATTAATAGCCACGCATATCATTATTAAACACATCATACACATCGCGTGTATAAGTACCAAATATTTAGCATTCGAATACACACCAATCATACAAATAAAAGAAAGTATGATATTTATAAGGTTTATTACGTTTTGTATAAAAATAAAAGAAAATAAGGTAACTAAAAAGAAACACTCGTGAACGTGTGACATGTAGTTAGTAAACACTTCGCGTACTTCATCTTCTTCTCTTTCTACACTCGCTTGTTCTATATCGAACGCTTCAGGTCTTTGTTCTTCTGTATTTACACCTAAACATATTGTACCATCTGGATGTGTTACCTGATTATAATACATAAAAAAATAGTATGTAATTCTTTTATGTATATTAAGTGCAAAGGGTTTTGTACGATTTGTAATAACCCATTAAAACCATACATAAAATCTAATAACCGTGATATAAGACAGGCGATAAGAAAGTATAGAAAAATAAACCCAATTTTTGTGTGTAACAACGATTCTTTTTATAAATTTTTTGGTACTAAAATAAAACGCGTGTGTTATTCGTGTTTTGTACGTACAAAAAAACCAAGTATATCAGCGTTACGCAAACAGGAAACTGGTCTTATAAAACGCATACAAAGTGTGCCTTTATCTTTAACCAGTAAAGAAATTTGTTTTTGGTACGATAATTTAAAATCGTTCGTTAAACGAGATTTAAAAAATTGTTAGTAATAAGTAGTATTATGTGTGACATAAACACTGGTCCAAACACGGGTTCTAAAATTTCTTTAAGTGCGATAGGCAAACAAGACACGTACCTTTTAGAAAGCGATCCAGATTTTTCTTTATTTAAATACACTCCAAAAAGACATTCAAAGTTTACAAAATTTCACAGGAACTTTAACGTCAACAGGCCTAGTGATCAAGCCATAAACACGAACTGGCCTTTTGGTGAAACTGTAAAAGTCACGCTAAACCCCAGAAATATGGGTGATCTTCTTTCAAACATGTACGTTTCGATTAAATTACCCGGTTTATCTGTAAACGAAAATTTTGCAGATCAAATAGGTCGTCATCTCATAAAGTCTGTAACCATGCGCGTAGACGAAATGGTAGTTGAAAAATACCACGCCGATTGGGGTATAATATACGACGAACTGTATCTCGACGAATCGGAAAAGAGAACTAAAAGGTACACCATAAACAGGAACTTAGCCGAAGATACTTCTCTACTCGCCGGTAATCAGTTTTTAAGCCAAAGTGAATCAAACGTTTTAATACCAATCCACTTATTTTTTTCTAGAAAATACGAAAGTGATGAATACGAAACGAATAAACCAAACCGTCCTTACTTTCCTACGTGTGCCATACACAAACAAAAAATAATATTCGAGTTTGAGTTTTTCCCTAAAACGTTTTTTACGGATACATCGAGTTCGTTTTCACTCGAAAGTTTCGACGTCATAACTGAAGAAATAACACTCGATCCAAGCGAACGTAGTTATTTTTCGAATACGAAACAGAGGTTTATAACAGATATAGTTCAAAAACACCCTACCCTTGAAATAGAAGCCGGTAATTTAGAGAGTAAATTAGAACTCGTACCGAACACACCCGTTAAAACACTCAATTGGTTTTTCAGACAAAAGGCTTTTGAAGATGAAAGTATATACGAAGGTGGAACTACACTTCTCGCTAACGTGTTTGCTAATAGGTATAACTTTTCTTCGAACGTAGAATACTCAATAACAAACGAGTTTTTTAATCCACCCATGACATCCGCTAAGATATACGTAAATGGACAAGATATACCAAATATTCAAGATAGCGATCACAAATATTTTAAATACGTCGTACCCTTCTCGAGTCGTTTATCGCGACCTTTAAGAAATATATACACGTACGCTTTCTCGATGAATCCGATTAATGTGGAACCATCGGGAAGCCTGGATTTTAGTCAGTTACAGTCTAACAGAACCGTCTTAGAAGTGAAGATGAAAGAAGGACTTACGAGTAATTATAATTTACATTTATACTACGTCGGTTACCAAACTTTTGAATTCGAAAACGGGTTCATGACTCGCGCTTACTAAACAATTCGTTCTTATTTTCTTTTATGTAATTTATAATGTTATTTTTTATACACCATCTGATAAAATTCAATTGCGCTACCGTTGTATGAATTTCATCACTTGTCCCTGGTATCGTATAACTTATTTTAGATGATCTACAAAAAGGATCGAATAATTTTTTACTGTACCCATCCAAACTTGATTTGTATGCACAGTGAACACTAAACATTTTACCGTCACCCGTTTTGTAAGATAAATTTGTTTTTTTAGAATAATTGGTAATAAACCACTCCAAATTACGCAAGGAAATACCACCCGATTTGTTTAGTATCTGACTAAGAATTTTTCTATTTTCAGGCACTTCATAAAATGTATCTATGGAACTTAATAGTATGTCTGATTTATTCATCTTAAACTAAACACGACTCATTTTTTTAAGTAATATTAATGGAAACTAAAGCATCTTGACCCTCTAACTTTTTATCATAATCACTCGTTTTTACCGGTGGTGGTAACACCGGGATTTTTGTTTTAGGAATAGTTCGACCCATTTCATAACACGTCTTACACAAACCTTTACGTTGTTCTGACATAAAACACAAAAAATGACGTTTTTTATTCTTATCTAAACGAGAACATCTACAATAATTTCTTTGAGAATAAATATTATAGAAATATGGTTCAATTCTACCTTCAAGTCTCATGTTAGAACACCTCGCTAAAAGAGGTGCAATTTCTTTCCTTAAAAACTTATCGCTTTTTTTCTCTATTTCTGTACGGAGCGTTTTATTTTCAATTATTTCGTCGTAGGCTTTAGGTTTATCTACATTAGTGTAAACATTTAAATCGTAAAACGTATCGGGTCTGTTAAGTCTCGGTACATTTTGTTTTAGTTCCTCTATTATTTGTAAAGTAACTTCGGATATTCTGTAACGAACGTTTTCACTATACAATTTATATTCCATCATATAGTACAATAAAAGCTACCTTTTAACCTTTTTTCGTAAAGAAATCACTTATCTTTCTTTGGTTAGGATCGTCTATAAGTTTCTTTCTTCTATTTGGTTTAGCTCTCGTTATTAATTCCCCAAATATCTCTTCCTTAGGATCGTCAAAGAGGGGTTCTATCAAATCACACACTGGGTTCAAAAACTTATTCAGGAAATAGTATGGGTAATCTACGGGTAAATTGTGTTCCTCGGCGTATTTCGGATCCTCGGCTTTCTCGAACGCCTTTGCTTTAGGGTCGTGTGTTTTAAGAAGTATATACGGAACTCTATCACCAGATTGTGGTTCGGAACCGGGTTGTCTCGCGCGCATTTTATTACGAACCTGTACGTGCGATAAGTTATCCGACTTATACGAATCACCCAATTGTTGCGAAAGAATAAGCTTCTCGTTAGGTACCTCCCCTTCGAGAAGTTCTATAGCACGTTGTAATGCCAAAGCTTTGGGGGGACCCGTATCGCTACTCTCTAAAACGACATCGAGTAACTCTTTACACACTTCACGTACGTGTGGTGTATTATCACGACGAACAAGTTGAAGACCTTTAACATCTATATAATCCATGTTCATGTTACCATCTTTACCCTTTGTCCAGAGTTTAGCCGCATACCGTTTCTTTGAGTACAAAAAGTACGGACAATATACCTTTTCTAGTTCGAGATTGTTCGGTTTTTTAAATAAGTGTGTACACTCTTCAGCGGCGCGCTCACCGAGTTCCCAACTGTACTTTATAGCTTCTTCACCTTGACGATCACCTACGTCAAATTCAACCATAACAGAATCTGTATTATGAACTACAAGATCACCCGGACCCACGTGAAAATGGTGTGATTCCGTGGTTAAATCGTACACGTAACCTTCTGTATTACCCAAACACTCAATTTTTTTTATTTTTTGTGGATCTTTTCTTTGTGTAGATTTTGTCCATGTTTGTCTAAAAACATTTACTTTATCAGTACGCGTATTTATAGAAACATTGTACCCCAATTTTCGTCCTAGCATATACATTCCCATACTCCCTTCTTTACCTTTTATGTCCATACGTGTGTATCCATTTTTATCTTTGTCACCATCAGCCATATAATACCCATCTACAAAAGACTGAATAATTTCCAAAGGGGCATTTAAAATACATGACGGTACTATCTTTTCTTTGTGTGAGTTGTAAAACAAGTTTCTATATTTTTTAACAATATCTACAACCAAACCTTTAGCGTTAAGTTTATAGACACCAGAACTTTTGATCGTATCATATATTACTGTTTCGAAAGAACACAATTTTTGCATTTCTTCTAAATACTCCAAATTTGAATTGTTCAGAGCCCATGTACTTTTTACACCGGATTTACATAAGTATGTACCACACGATCCATCACCAAAGAAAAAACCCATAACTTTTGCTTCTTCTTTAGTAATACTTGTATCAGTAGATGTATCGATAGAATTTACACAGTTTCCATGGAGTAACGCCGTTCCTATACCAACTTGCGTGGGTTTAGCAATCTCCTTATTTTCGAGTAAAAGACTATGATCTTCAGTCACGTCGACTATACCCGTGTGTGTTAAAACCCTGTGAATAGTTTTGTTCGTTTTGTGTCTTACAATTTGATGTATTGGTGTAAATCCATTCTCCGTCCAAACCTCAGCTTCTATTTTACCAATTTCTTTACCATCGTCGCGTAAAGTGTATTCATTTACAAGTGAATCAATGCGACACGTTTGTACCATACCATTTTTACGAATAAGTAAAGGTGTATCCGGTGTTACAGAGTCACCGTACCTTACCTTTGCACCAGGAAAATTCTTTTCGACGTAATTCTTAGTATCTTCAATCATCATCCTTCCTTTACGCGTTACCGAAGATGCAATAGGGACACACGGTAACATACCTTTAGATGCACCCGTAAAACCATAAACGGAGTTCATAGACACTTTATACGCCAACTGTTTACCGTTATACATTTGTTTCAAAGAACCCGTAGAATTTGCCATATCTTTCTTAGCCTGTTTCCTAAACTGTTTGAGTTCCAAAAGAATACTCGGTAAAAGACTCGGTACGTTCTGAACAAACTTGAACTGTCCAAACGTTTCGATTTCCAAATTAGGGTACTTTTCCTTATTTTCGTATTTAGGATCCATTATAAGTGTTGAATAACACAAATTGTGTGCCATCATAATTGATGGGTACAAGGCTTCAAAATCAAGTGCGGTTATGGGTGTATAGTACGCACCTTTTTGAGCTTCCAGGACGGTTGCACCTTCGTACCCTTCGACCATACCTTCACTCCATGATATAGTTGGTACCAAGTACCCCATTTCTCGTGCCTTTTTCGTCAACTGACTGAACACTTTGATTTGTTGTCCACGCTCGACGAGGTAAGATAACGGTACCCACGTCGCTTTCGCCATCTCCAGGAGATTGATAAGGGTACACAGTTTAGACAAAAGTCTGTGTGGTAAAAGAGTATCCTTAATACAGTATTCAGCAACCTCGCGTAACTTTACGGGATCCTCTTCGACGAATCGCGCAAACATCTCTTTCGCAGGCATATCTATTTTTTGATCACCCAGGTACAGTTTAGAAACGTTATCGAGTTTATACGAATCAAGTTTGTACCCTTTCTTAACCTCGTGAAACAAATCAAAAACGAAACGTCCCGGAATAGGAACGAGTTTCAAGTCGTTATCACCCAAAGCACTCGACGATAACTTTTTATACACCATTTTACACGAATAATCCCTGAGTTTACTCAAATTGAAAAAGGATGAACCACACGAATTCAGTTCGGCTCTTTTCATTATATACTCCATATCAAATCCAAAAATGTTCCAACCGGTTATAATATCAATATCCATCTTTTGCATGTACTTACTAAACGCAATCAACATATCACGTTCCGTATCGTAACTCAAAATAGAACACCCTTCGAGGTTCGAATCGGTCTTCTTATAACAGAAACACGTCTTATCGTAAGGAACATCGTTTCCAAAAGCACACAGGGAAATAGCAATTTGAAAACACGCGTCGTCTTCTATATCTGCATCAGGAAACTTACCAGTAGAACTGTTACACTCTATATCGAGAGATGCAACTACAAAGGGTGCAGTTTCGGATTTATCGACGGGTTTGAGTTCAGACCAGTCAGGACACGTCAAATCTATATCAACGTTAGCGATATTGTTTTCATAACACGAATCACCAGTATCTAACCACCCAGTCGATTGTATTCCAGTTCTGTGCATGAGCCTCAGAACAGGGTCGAGGTTCGTTTCGAAAAGTTTAAGTTTTGTAAACTCATCGAGTAATTTGTTTTTCTTCAGTATAGAAACCAGGCGTCGTCTATCACCCAAAGTACAACAATCTATTTTCATGAAATAAAACTGTTCGTTATTTTGAAACCCCCACACGTCCTTATATCTTACGAGAGTATACTCGAAAGAAATATCCGAACACAGTTTACGCATTTTTTCGTACCAAATGATCGCGCGGTTCTCGACGTTATCGCGAGGCAACTTTACGAAAAAGTACGGTTTAAATTCAGTTGTTACACATACCGATAATCCATCTTGAGTTTTACCGAATACGTGTACCAAGTGACTCTCGTCGTCGTCTTCCGTTTCCCAGGTAAGTGCTTGAAAAACGACCATTTTTCTTACCTCGTTAACGCCCAATTTTTTTAATATAGTATAATAGTAAATATGTCAGCTGCTTTGATTGACCTCGTCTCGGTCGGTGCCCAAGATGTCTACATCACAGGCGACCCACAAGTCTCCTTCTTCAGACAAAACTATAAACGTCACACTAACTTTGCCATTAAACCAGAACGCATGGATTATATCGGAACGTTTGGTTCGGGGAACGAAGTTTCTATCCCTATCAAATCCAAGGGCGATCTTTTAAGTTACGTTTGGATTGAAAATCCCGATATTAATAGTAGCAATGCCAATGCCTCAATTTTTAAATCCAATAATTTGATATCGGATGAAACTTCACCAACTGAGTTCTCTTTGTGGATTGGTGGTCAGGAAGTGACTAAATTAGATTCTCTTTTCATTAATACTGTACACAACACGTTATATAACGAATCTCAAGCAAAAGCGACGTGTGCCATGACGACCCAAGATGGAGGTGATAATGCTTCCACGGGTAGTTACGTAATTCCATTCTTTTTCAGTGAAGATTGGACGAAATCTTTACCACTCGTCGGTCTTCAATACCACGAAGTTGAAATTAGAATCAAGTGTAGAAATGGTACGTTTAATTTAGGTTCTTCTTCACCAAAGGTATACGGTTCGTATGTTTTTCTTGACACACAAGAACGCGAATTCTTTGCAAATCGCGAACATGAACTTCTCATTACCCAAACACAATACCAACCAATGTCTGCTTCCGATACATCAATTGATTTGACCTACTTTAACCACCCGGTAAAGGCTGTTCATATAGCTGCGGGCTTAAACGTGTCTACGTCTTACACTTTCACAGACGCGTCTATGTTTGTTAATGGCGTTCCACTCTTTGAGAATATGTCAGGTGAATACCATAGAAACGTCGTTCCATCGAGACACTGTTCGGTTCTTAACAACACGGTCGATTCGGAACAAATATATACGTGGCCATTCTCTCTTACCATGAACAAATCTCAACCAACTGGTACTCTTAACTTTTCGCGAATCGATAACGCTACGATAAAAATAAACGGAACACCTACTGCAACTAATGTAGATATGATACGTGCGTACGCGGTCAACTATAACATTCTCAGGATTAAGAATGGTATGGGTGGTGTCGCATTTGGTAACTAATTTAGTTCGTACCCGATGATCCAAAACCACGGTTTCCACGCATAGTTTTATTCAATTCACCAACTTCCTCAATCAAAGGTGTTAAACACTTCTCTAAAATTAACTGGGCGATCCTATCCCCCTTTTTAATTTCGAACGCAACGTTCCCGAGATTAAAAAGACACACTTTTAGTTCACCCGTATAATCTGGGTCAATTACACCAGCACCTACGTGTATTCCATACTTTACGGATAATCCGGATCTCGGTGCAATTCGACCGTAACATCCCATCGGTATAGACGCACATATACCCGTACTCACAATTTCCCTAGACTGTGGTTCAATGACTATATTGTTCAAACTATACAAATCGTAACCGACCGAACCCGGAGATGCACGCGTCGGTAAAGTAGCTTCTAAATTTATTCGTTTGATTTTGAGTGTTTCTGTCATTTTTTTATATTACGGTTACGCATTCAATCTTTAAACTTATTTACTTACAAAACAATATAAAAAAACAAAATGTAATTCAAATACTACAAAATGAGTTTGAAGATTATTATGGGTAACATGTTTTCCGGAAAAACGACCGAACTCGTTCGTCGTTTAAAAAGGTACCAAATCATAGGTAAACGTATTCTCGTTGTAAATTCACACAAAGATACACGATCACCAGAAAGTGTTCTTAAAACGCACGATAACACGAAGTTCGAGTGTGTAAAAGTAAAGAATCTTCGTGACTTGAAATACGAAAACGTAGATGTCATTGCCATAGACGAAGCACAGTTTTTTAGAGGTTTGAAAAAGTTCGTACAAAGAGCACTCGACGATAAAAAAATCGTTCTATTAGCGGGTCTAGATGGTGATTATAAACAAAGAAAGTTTGGTGAAATCATAGACTGTATTCCTCTCGCCGATAAAGTTTTCAAAATATCGGCCATGTGTATGGACTGTATGGACGGAACACACGGTCCTTTCACGAAACGTATTGTCAACAACTCTAGAAGGGAACTTATAGGAGGTAATGATTTGTATAAAGCCGTGTGTAGAAAACACCTCTAAAACCGTTTTACGTCAAGTATGAGAACGACGCGTTTACCCTCGCAATACTTATCGACCTTATGGTACCGCGCGTGGTCGAAAAGAAACTCTTCACCGGGTTCGTGTACGTGTAAACCCGAATCGGTTTCGAGTTCGCTCGTACCCTCTATTGTTAAATGGTACCTCAACTCATCGTTCGCCTCTGCTCTATGTGCGGGTAAAACGTACTTCCCTTCCATAACGGAAATATGTCCACTCGTCACACAAGGTATGGTTCGTACAAGTAAATCTATGAACGGAAAATCTTCGAGTTTGTGATAATAATAGTTTTTACACTCAGGAAACCACGAGTCCAATTCGTGAAAATAGTACTTTTTAGATTTTCTATTCTCTCTATACGATCTCGCTATCTTTTCAAAATTTAGTTTTATTCTACCCAAACCGTCGTAATCGTTTACGTCATAAAACTTTCGGTAAAAAAGTAAATCTATTATCGCATTTTTCATACCCAAAAGTGGTCTCAAAGGTTTCTGAAAATATAAAAGATCGATAGGATTTTTAATGTAATCGTGGTATACTAAAAGTATGGGAACAAGTACCCAGAACATTTTCTTATAATATAATAAATGCCAGGTTATAAAAAAGAATCTTACGCACCAGAAAAGAACGATGAAGTAAAAACTTTAGATAAACGATTTTTGGGTTTGACCGATGTTCAAATAGGTTTGTTCGCATTACCAACCGTAGTTGTTATAACTGTTGCTCTACTCATACTCTTAAACAAAAAGGTCAGGAAAAGTCCTAGTGCGTACATATCACTCGCACTCGCGATAGTTCACTTGTACCATCACTACACGCTCGTCAGATTACAAAATAAACATTAAATGTTATAATATAATAAATAAATGTTTACTGTTGAAGAGCCTTACGGAATCACACAGTTCCAAGCTTGGATTATATCTCTCACACTCGGAATTGTTTTGTATAGAAGAAAAAAACGAAACGAAAATTATATCCAGTAATAATATATGCGAGTTCATTTAAAAAAAAGTCCGCGTTTTGATAAAAAGTTTAGAGTCACGTTTGAAAACGGTAAAACGGTAGATTTTGGGGGTAAAGGATACACGGATTATACGAAACACAAAGATCCTTTACGTATGCGTTCGTACGTCATACGCCACGGTGGTTACGTTCCTCATATAGTTCAAAAACAAACCGATCGTAAACTCGTTCACAAAAACATGTTAGACGTCACACGAAGCGATAAAGAAAACTGGACGAAATCAGGTATCTATACCGCTGGGTTTTGGTCGCGTTGGCTCTTATGGAGTTACCCAACACTCGAAGGGGCTAAGAAAATTATTTCTAAGAAATTTGGTTTAACTTTTGTCTAATACCACGCCTTTCGAGGTTCGCTTTCAAAGCCGTCATCAAATTTGCACGAGGATCGCGTTTCACTTTTACCGAGCGTACTATTTGTGGACGAATGGGTACAGGAGGTGCTGGTGGAATGGGTGGTACTTTTTTTACAGTAACTTGGCGTTTTTCGACGTCACCGAGCAAAGATCTACACGTACGCAAAAGTTTTCTCGTTTCACGAACCTGTATTTCTAACGCAGGTGGTTTTCTTCGTCTGATTTTTGCCTTGAGTTCTTTTTCTGATAAAGGTACGCGTTTACCTTTTACTTTCTTAGTCACGCGAAGACCCAAGCGTTTTGCTTCGTCCTTAAGAATTTCAAACTTCATTTATATTAACCAATATAATTTTATTTTATTTATTTAATATAAATGTCATCATCACAGTGTAATCCTATAAGTTTAGGTTCAACTTTGTGTTGTTGCTTATGCTGTTTCTTTTTTGTATATAGACCTATATCAATGTTTCCAATTAAATCTCCACCTTTACTATTATTGATGTTATGTGCATGCTGTTGCATGTCTTCACAAACCATAACGATAGGAGGTTGTGCCTATGAAGCCATTGTTCCAAAAAAGAAGGAAGATTAAAAAAAGTTATCCGTTCTGTATAATTTAGCCTGGAACGTACCCGTTTGTCCTAAAACAGAAACAGTCTCGTTACCGTAAAGTTCATGACATCCAATATCGTCCATACAATCACGATCATTGTGTGTCACGGGAAGCGAATATACTTGTTCGCCGGGTGTTACCGTATAATAATGGTACCTGTCACGTCTCCCCCTAACTTCTTTACCGAAAAGCGGTAACGTTTCTTCGTCTGGACCCACAAGAACACCCATTTGTTGAACATACCCGGGTTTATACTCTTTGATTGGTGGGTTTCTATACTCTTTTTCAACTGGTATCTGGACTGGAACTTCAACTGGTACGGGTACAGGCACCTGTTTCTTAACGACTATAGGATTGTATAACTGGTACGCTATCAATGCAACGAGAATAAAAAGCGCCGCGAACAATAATCTCTGTTTCGTCTTAACTTTCATTTATATGTATCAAGAAGTTATTTTCGCGGGTAAAGTGGTGAAAGATCTACTCGACCAAGTCTAAACTGAACCATAAACCATAAACCGAACAAAATTGATTTTAAGAAATTGTTTGCCTCCGTATCGTCCATTTTGTATATGGGACCCATAATTCGACCGAAGAACGTTTCTTCTTTTTTATTACCGGTTACAGCCATCTCCATCTGGGTCAACGCACACGTATCGTCGTTTACAGACCAATGGAAAAATATGAAAGGAACAAGTAAAGAATAAAACTCGAGGTTCTGACGATTTTTCATAAACGGAACCACAAGCATTGTTATGAAAAACACTAAATGAATGAAGAATATAATGTTCATATCTATTAATATGGACAAAGAAAAGAAACTCCCGAAAATATGGCATCCACAACAGGAGAAAATATTAAAGTCCTGGGGCGAAGCCGCCGCATGTTACCGTTACATGCACTACCAAGCCTATTGTTCTTATAAAAATCTAAGTATGAAGTTTACAATACCTCTCATCATACTAAGTACGATAACGGGTACCGCGAACTTTGCTCAGGAAACGTTTCCACCTACGGTTCAACCGTACGTACCGTCTGCAATTGGTGGTTTGAACTTAATCACCGCCATTGCAACGACAATCATGCAATTTCTAAAAATCAACGAACTCATGGAAGGTCACCGTGTCGCTTCGGTACAATACGGTAAACTCTCGAGAACTATCCGTCTCGAACTCACGTTACCTTTGGGTGAAAGAACACAAGACGGTACAAACATGGTTGAGAATTGTAGGAACGAATACGATAGACTCATCGAACAGTCACCAAACGTACCGAAAAAAACGATCGACGATTTCGATAGGGAATTCCCAGACGATAACCAGTTCTTCAAACCGGAAATCATGCACATACAACCCATCATGCCTTTTAAAGCCATCGCCGAAAATACGGTCATGACTAAACTCAAAGATGCAGTAACAGGTACGGCAAAAAGAGAACTCAAACGCGAACTCGATGAAATACGAGGCAACGCAGTATCGGCAAAGAAAACCGTTAAAGCCGATATTGAACGAATCGAGGAACGTAAAAACGAAATATCGGATTTAAAAGATAAGGGACTCGTAAGTCTGAAAGGTGACCTCATGAAAGAACTTCGACGAAGAACTGAACTCATGGAAGTAGTTACAGAATCGCCGAAAGACGATTCACAAGATACGCAACCATCAGAAAAAGAGCAAGGTTAAAGACTGTGACACACATCAAGTAAGGGAAAAGTTTCCTTTTTAAAGGATCTAAAACGCGTTTCTGAAGTGTATTATTTTCCATAATAATATCTAAAGCTTGAGTAGCGAGATCACTTTCTCCACTTTCATTTTTATCGGACATGGACGCCTTTGTTACAATACATAAACAAAAAAAGAATACAGGTTTTTCGCTCCTCCATGAAAAAGAAGTTTCCGACCTGAAAAAACATCTCGACGAAGGTAAGAACGTATTTTTGTGTGGCGCATCGGGGTTCGGTAAAAGTTTCATTTTAAACCAAGTTCTAGACGAAACGAATAGTTTAGAAATCAACGACGATACGTTACAGAGAAAAGATTTGTTTCTTAGTACGATACGAAACTCTAACAAACACGCAATAATAGAAGATTACGAAACGGATGTTCACGTTCTAAAACATATAATCGAATCCGTAGCCGAGGGGAAAAGTATTACGAAGAAACAACTCGTCGTAACGTCCAAAAATGTTTTTTTCATGGACAATTTCGTAACCATGATTATACCTAAACGCGAACCCGAAACTATTATAAAACTTAAACCGAAACACCCAAACGCGTTAGTATCTGCGAAAATGTGTAACGGTAATCTACACAACTTTTTCCACTACATAGACTACCCCCACGAAAAGGATATTTTCAAATCGTCTAAGGATTACGTAACCGATATTTTGTGTATCGCGAACGAAAAGGTAAACATAACGAATAGTATACACGAACACGGTCACGTTTGGTCTATAATATCCGAGAACTTTCCCTATGCACTCGACGATAATATGGATAAGGTTTCACACTCTTTAAGTATGGCGGATATGTACGACGAGTACATGTATAAAGGCGATTGGGAAATGATGCCTTACTTTGTACTTTACGCGATAAAAATACCCAAATCGTATTTTACGAAACAACTCGAACCCGATAAAGTTAAACCGGGTAAGTTCTGGACAAAGTTCGGGAACCAAAAAATGCGTCAACAAAAGGTTAGGAGTATACAAGTTAATTCAAATACAAAGATGTTACACCACGAGTTCATGCTTTTGCGCGAATACGCAAAAAAAGGTGACGTATCAAAATTCAAAGATTATTCCTTAACACCCCAAGATTTCGATGTTATGAACCATCTCGGTATACAAAACAAACTCAAACAAAAAGAAGTTACGCGAATCAAAAAAATGATTAAAGAAGAAATAGCATAATAATTTAAAAAAAAATGAACGTTGTTACGACCAACGAAGAAGAAGAATTTAAAATAACACGCGTCGTAGGTAACGAAATCTTTTACTATGGCGAAATAACCAATGAAGATATACTCGAATTCATAGAGGAGTTTAAGAAACTCGAGATCGCACTTCTCAAAAAGAAAGCCGAACTCATAGGTTACGAACCAACCGTACGCGTACACGTGTGTAGCGATGGTGGTGATTTATTCGCGGGTCTAAGTGCCATGAACATACTCGAGAAGTCACGCGTCAAGGTCGTTACCATAGCACAAGGTGCGTGTTGTTCGGCCGCCACTTTCCTACTTTTGGGTGGACACGAACGACGTATAGGTAAGAACGCACACGTTCTCATACACCAAATATCGACCTCGGGATTCTGGGGTAAATACGAGGAAGTTAAGGACGAAATGAAAATGTGTGATAAACTCATGGAAATGGTTTCGAAAACGTATAAGGAAAAAACCAAAATACCCGAAAAACAGTTCAATAAACTCATGAAACGCGACGTATACTTAGACCCCGAGGAGTGTATCAAATACGATGTCGTTCACGCGATTGATTAATGTCTATATACCTCTTATACAAACCTATGATCGTTGCTATTATTAAAAATATACACAAAGTATTCGCATTTATGGGAATAACTTGACTTTCTGGAGGTTTAAGTCTTTCCATACGACTATAGTCAACTACCGGTGGCACCGCCATGGATATTACTTACTATACTCGTATGAAAATTAATTTAGAGATTTTAAGCGCGATTTTACAAATAAAAAATGAAAAGGGTTGCCGTAGATATCGACGAAGTTCTCGTCTCGTTCGTACGACCCATGGCAAAGTTCCGTGGGTACAAGTTTCCCGCCGCTAAAAAGTACCCTTACGTATATAAAGATATGTTTAACATTACCGAAACCGAATCGCGAAACATGGTTCACGATTTTTACGAATCCGAAGAGTTCGCAAAACTTAAACCGATCCCGGGCGTGTGTAAACAAATGGGGCATTTACGCAAACACGCCGATAAAATATATATCGTCACGGGTCGCCAAAGTTACGCGCGTACACAAACCGAGAATTGGCTCGAGTACTGGTTCCCCAAAACCTTCGATGATCTTATCATGACAAACAGTTATACGGACCACGAAATCGAAAAACACGAAATCTGTCGAAGTCTTGCGTTAGACTCAATCATAGACGATAGTTTCGACGTGTGTACAAAGTGTAACCGTATCGGTATTGATGCGTATAATATCGTCGGGTACGGTAAAATACGGTACCCGTGGGCCATTGAATCGAGTATGCAAAGAGCTTGGATTTAGAAACATATATAAAAAAAACACACTACAATATCTTATAAGAAATCATGTCTATCGGAATCATTGGAACCACGACCCAAACGCTCAAAATCGCAAACAAAGTTCAAAAGGTAAACAAAATACACGCATACGATGTTTCGCATGCCGTAAACATGTTCAATGCACAAAACTATTTGTGTATTGCCGATCTCATGGTAAACATGGATCGACCGAGAACCGTATTTACGACCTCACCCAAATCGCTCCTCCAAATCCTCGAGTGGTCGGACCCTGAAGATACCGTCGTAAACTGTAACCTTGAACACTTCAAACATAGCATGTATTACGAAAACGCGTGTTCGAAAAAGAGTGTACACTACCTCAGTGCGTCCCTCACGAACGACGCACTTCTCGTCGGGGGTAAAAAACGGATTTTTAGTACCCACGAACCCTTATTCTACGCGTTCGCCAAAAACGTACAACACGCGGGGGATATGCCAGGTTCGGGGCATTTCGCGAAAATGGTTCTCGATTCGCTCGAGTGTGCCATGTTCCAATCGGTAGGGGACGCGTTCGCATACGCCAACGGAAATATACCTGTCATGCTTTCACTCATGGATAAGGCCATGCACATGGACATATCCGGACCCGTTATCGAACGGTCAAAAAGTCAACTTTACGTAACCCGAAACTACCTCGACGTTGCACAGACCAAAAATACAACCGCGTGGTTCATGGAGTATGCGTTTAAAACACGAACACCAACGCCCGTCGTTCACGCCGCCATTAACGCGCGAACCTCGAGTCAATACGCAAAGTTTAGCGAAACGCGTCAAAAGTATAACAAATTTTACGATCCTAACGTTATTCTCCAAACGGTTCGGTTCTGTTACGCGATGGCCTATTACGAGTGTCGTCAACTCTCAAATGGTAAAGTTACCGCATGGGTTCAAAACTCGAACGCGTCGTGTCCCATGTTTGAAATCCACGATCCCATGGTTATCATGGATAAAACCGTCGAATACGTGCGGTCGTTTGTCATGCACTGCGTGCACTGTGGGGTACCTGTTCCGACAGTACAAGCGGCACTAAGCCAATACGATTTCATGAAACAAGAACGAACGTCGATGAATTTTATTGCATCGTTACGCAACGTGTAAAAAAACTATAAAAATTACATTTTTATTAACTCTGATATTTTAAAGTTAATAAAAATTGTACAAAACAAATGCCTTACCACTTGGCCACACGAGCTTGTTAGATAAAATGCTCGCGATAGGATTCGAACCTATGATCGTTTGCTAATTTTATAAAAAACTCTCCCGGAGGGTTTCGATCCCCCTACTTCAGGATTAACAGTCCTACACTCTACCGATTGAGTTACGAGAGAAAGAGTCGTGCAACCAAGGATCGAACTCGGGACAATTGGAGTTTAGCAACTATACAAATAGTCATGGTAATTCATTACAATTACAATCCAATGCTCTACCAACTGAGCTATCGCACGCATGACACCGACAGGATTTGAACCTGTGCTCTTTCGAACCAGAGCCTTAATCTGGCGCCTTAGACCGCTCGGCCACGGTATCACGAAATTATTATGTCTGTATTCTTTAAGTAAGGATGATCGTTCCGATACTACTCGTACTTGTACTCGTACTTGTACTCGTACTCGTACTCCTACTCGTACTCACGTGCACCAGGAAAAAACCCGAGTATAAATGTTTCTTACTTACCCTGGAAACATCAGCCGACCGACGCGAAAAGTTTCTCAAACACTACGACGGTTCCGTACCTTTAGAAATCATATACGGAACGGATACCAGAAAACTCGAAAACGCCAGAAAGTACCAGAAAATAATCGAACCGAACTATTACCGCGAGGCTTTAAAACTCCATTATAACGCGAACAAAACGCGACCGGATATTACGTATTTCAATTTAGGGGCTATTGGGTGCTACATGGGCCACATGGACTTTTACCGAAGGTGTTTCGATCAAAACCTCAAGTACGCGGTTATTTTCGAAGATAACGTCATCATAAAAGATACGCGCGTTTATAAAGAAATTCAAGATGTCATAAACAAAAAGGGTGACGATTTCGAAATGTGTTTCTTCCACTGCTTATCGCGATACCCCGATAAGGAAAGTGACGAAAAAAGCGGACTCGAACGCGTTAAATGGATTTCGAGTACCAAGTGTTATCTCATACACGTCGATAACATGAAAAGGTACTATAAATACTTCTTCCCCATAGATAATCACGTCGACATGAAACACGAAGATATAATCGCGCGAGGTGCGCGTGTCTACTATAAAGATCTAAGACACTGTATACACATTGACCGCAGTCATAACAGTACCATTGGACACAGTAATTGGGGTAACCGCGAGTTTTTCTCGAAACGGTACCCCACGGCAACCACGAAAGTTCTCGAGTACGGGTGGTAATTACGCTAATTCCACGGTATATCTTGTGGACGAAAACGACACCCAATCTTTAAAAAGTCAACAAACTTTCTAAATTCTGGTTCCGGCGTTTCCATGTTTTCCATAGAATCGAGTACTTCACCCACGTACCTATTATACGCTTTGTGTCCGCCTCTGTGTGTATGTCGATTCGTTCGTAAATTACCGATCTCGCGAGGCATCATAATTATGTTTTCGCTCGAGTTTATATCGTAATTTACTTTTTCTACAACCGGGTGGCTTTTGAACTGTGCTGGTATGACGTGATGGTCCTCGACGTTACGTACGTTCCAACGAACCTTAAACGCGCGTCTAAGAAGTGACCCGTACCGCATGTTACTATCGTCATACAAATTTATACCGTAACGCATCATCGAGTCTTCGAGTTCGTCAACCTCGTCCCATGCCGTGAAACACTCGTCCGTCGATTTCTCCGCACACGTATCGTGGGCGTACTCTATAGCCTCCTTAAACCGTAGCCGAAGACGCGCATTATCGCGACGTTTAAACCCGAGTTTTGGTTTCTTAGAATACGTACCTTCCAAAACGTTCTTACGGATCTGCTCGCGTTTATACTCTGGAGTGTGTGAACAAGACCAACACTTCATATAGTTTCTATTAAGATACTTTTTACACGCGGGATACGCGTGTAAAAAGTAAGTAAGTGCTCCTAGTGGGGATCGAACCCACAGCCTCGGCGTGCCTGCGTAATACTAAAATTACAGAGTATACATCGGTCGTATAAGCACCGCGCTCTGACCAATTGAGCTATAGGAGCCTACGTGTTTATTATACGTGTTTTTTCTTTAAACCTGTTCTTCAGAATTGTACGATTTCAAATCGACCGAAGGTCTCGATGATATCGGTGTACCCGGTCGCTTTTTGAGTAGCCAGTTTTTGAGTACCATATTTTTGTGACTACTCGTATCTTCACCATAATTAATAACGCTCAAACCGTTACACACGTCAGGTTTGTTCTCCTTAGTAGGAAACGTTTCGTTAAATGCATCGATACTCTCGGAAGGTATATCGGGCGCCTCGTCGAGTAATCGATCGTACTCGACGCGGATTTTGTTCACGAAATCCAAAACGTCCTCGCGGTGTTGCGTTTCCAATGAAAGTTCCATGTCTATGTTCCTATACAGTTTCGAGTACTGTACAGACATGGCCGAGTGCAGTTCCATTAACCGCGCGGAATTGTTAAACTTAGATATAGATGTAAGTATACCCGCAATAACGTTCATGAACGCAAAAAAGTATTGGAAAATAACGATCTTTTGTTTTTGATCGTCCGACATACTATTCGTATCGGGACTCAAAACCGCAAAACCACCAACGCCCGTAATGCTCGATATAATTATAGACGGGTACGATAACCAATCGTGCTGACGTTTATATAAAACACGGGCGTGATTGTGTAACCACCTATACCCGGCAGCCTTTTCGGCCCAACGTTTAAGAAGGTTTTCCTGGTTTGGACACCAATGGTGTTGTTCCGGTTTATCCATACATTTTCTTAGAAAATAAGTATGCGTACTCGCGCGCCAAGTTATCGACGCGTTCGTTCTTCTCATTTCCGTTGTGTGCCTTAACCCATCTCACGTCAACCGTTTCGAAAGTACGCATAAGTTCCAACATGCGTATCCATAAATCCTTATTCTTTACCTCACCACCCGAAGCTGTTGTCCAACCATTCCGTTCCCAGTTCTTAGACCATTCGAGTAAACCCATTTTTACATAGTTACTGTCCGTATACACGCGGACCCTATCGTGTTTGAGTTCCAAACACTTCTCGAGTGCTTTTATAACCGCCGTCATTTCCATAACATTATTCGTGGTAATATTAGCACCACCTGCGTTTTGTTCGTTTTCTAGTATATATGCCCAACCACCGGGTCCCGGGTTACCGAGACAACTTCCGTCCGTATAAATTTCTATCATATCTACTTACTATAATCACGTTTATATTCTTTATGTTTCATTGTCTTCGTTTTCGTTTTCGTCTTCGTAATATGATTTTGGAATACACCAATACATCATTCTATCGAAATTCATATATAAAACACCAAACGCGGAAAATGCTATTAGTATTTCGTAAATAATCTCCATTTGTAGTTATATAAGTAACTTAAAATTTTATTTCGTTATATACTAAATAAAATGAACCATTACCAAGACTGGGACCCTGTCATTATTCGCGGTAAAGTTAACAAGGAAAAGGAAAAGGAAAAGTATGTTAAGTTCATGGGACAGGAAATAAAGTTACCTAAACGGAGTCAATATTCAGGTAAAACGAGGGAACAAAAACTCGATGAAACCGAGTTAGGAACACACAAAAAAGTCAGTAAAGAAACAGCATTAACGATTCAAAAAGCGCGCGTCGCAAAACAGTATACGCAAAAAGATCTCGCGGGTCTCATAAACGTATCAACAGATATTATCTCTTCATACGAATCGGGTAAAGCTATACCGGATCCTAAAATCATGCAAAAATTACGCCGGGTTTTGGGAGTTAAACTATGACGTATCGTTTACCATTTTCACCAAGTCTAAAGTTTCCACCACGTGGTCCTTGCATTATAGGTAAACCACCCTGAACGTAACCAGTTTGTACCGCACCTATACGCCTAGCTGCGTTCTTTTGCGCTTGATTCATTTTAACTTGACCATAAGTTATCATATTTCGTTTCGTCTGGTTAAACTGATTTTGAGCATATCGTCTTGTGTTTTTTTGTAATTGTACAGCCTGTCTCTTAGCCTGTTTAGCAGCACCTTTAGCTACACCTTTAGCAACAGAACGAGCAAGTATAGGTAAAACCATTTTTATAATATATTACATACCTATATTAAAATCTTATTTGATTTTTGTAAATTTTCGTGTGCGGGTAAGAGTTGGAGATTTGTATAGTGGAAACATTTACGTTGGTTTTCGGGTATTGATAAATCGAATGCCGAACACGGTATAATATGGTCAACGTGTACGTCCGTATAGTCTTTACCTTCAACTTTAGTCGTTTCTAAATACGCGACGAGCTCTTCACCCGAACACCCTATAAGTTCCATCGTTGGTGCAGATTTTGAAGCGACACCTTTTAGTGCGTTCCAAAGTCGTGTTCGACACACTTGTTCCATACGCCACGCTTCATCATTTTTACGCCTATTTTTACGATTTTCGGGACGTTTCTCTTTTCTATATTTTTCACACTGTTCTAATCGTTTTGTTCTATACTCATCATCTGTTTTATAAAGTTCACGACGTTTCGTATTGATTTCTTCTGCATTATCATTCCAATTTTTACGAACACGCGCTTTTATATGTTCTTTGTTTTCTTCGTAATACTTTTTGTGTCTTTCTAAATCACACTCGCGATTTTCTTTGTACCAACCTTTGCGATACTCACGTACACACGATTTACACTTATTCAAGTATCCATCTTTCATTTGATTGTGTTTTCCAAAGTGTTCGAATAGTTTAGTTTCTTTACACTTCACGCACGTTTTAGATGCCATTTTAAATACTAGTATAGTCTACTCTTTAAAATGCATATTTAAATAATTAATTGTAACTTTACATTCTTAGTTAGAGAATGCACGGTTAACCCCTATAGTTTCCTATAAGGCCAGATCGTACCTTAAGCGGTATCAGGATGACTAATCCCTCATTTACCACCGACACCTTAGCGATCGTTGAAACGGAACCATAGCCTTGTCATGACGACCTTAGGTTCTCGCCTGCGGATTATCCAATCTCTAACCTTTTTACCATTGGGTTCGGTAATTAACCGAGTTCCCTTCATAAGTTTCCAAATGAAGGTGGTAGTTAGAGCTCTAAGGAACTTCCCGCAACCAGGATGTCTTGCCTGTTTATACAGACTAGCGGGACAAACGCTTTTAACGCCCGCTTTTTGGTCCTGTATTGCTCCTGATTAGTTTGCAAAGTTAAGACCGCCCATGCCGCTCTGAATGCGCAACACGTTGTAGTTGGTCGCGAACATGTGAAGGGAACTGCCCGTTCTGCTGCAGGTAACCGCAACTTGCGCGTTGTCGATTCTGGAGAAGTTGCAGGTACCCGTTGGTTGGTGCTCTTCTGGCTTAAGCGCGAAGGAGTACGAATAGATACCTGGCATTGGGGAACCGGAGTGGTGGTTGAATGGTTGAACTTGGTTGAAGTACTTACCGCCTTGTTCCTTGAATCTGTCTTGACCGTTGAGGATCAACTTGAAGGAAGTCAATGGACCAGCCATTTCTTCATCCCATTGTTGCGTGGAGTCCAAGAACAATTGTGGAGCACCCGCAGAGGATGGGGAGACGAACACGTTAGAAACAGCATTGAGAGCGGTGACGTTGGAAGTGACAACAGCAGCAGTTTTGGAGAAGTTCCACAAGTTGGAACCGATGTCAGTGCACCACACCAATTCCTTGACTGGGTGGTTGTAGGACAATCTAACTTGCTTAGGGGAACCCGAATCAGCCAAAGAGTCAGTACCAGTGTGTTGGACTTGTTCGATCAAGTATTCGTGACCCTTTTGCGCGAATCGTCTGCGCTCTTCAGTGTCGAGGTAGATGTAGTTACCCCAAACCTTCAAGGCAGTGAAGTTGGTGCCAAAATCGCTGGCCAAGTCAATGTCCAATCGGACTTCGTGGTATTGCAAGGCAATCAATGGCAAAGCCAATCCTGGGTTTCTGTTAAAGAAGAAGATCAATGGCAAAAAGCACTTGTTACCCGCAACACGGCAGGAAGACATCTTACCGTAGTTCAACTTCTTGGATTCATCCAAGTACAATTCAGCGTACAATCTCCACCACTTTTGGTAGTGCTTGTCGATTCTTTGACCACCGATGGACAATTCAACTGTAGAGATCGCGCGCTCCGCAGCCCACGCATCCGTAGAAGTGGTGATGGCGGTGGAAGCGTTCGAAGTCAATTCAACGTACATGTCCGCGATCAAATCACCGTTTCTGGCGATCGTGACGGAGACGCGACCACCGGAGGCGGCGGTACCGTTAACAGTTTGTTCGATGTTTTCCATCGCAAAGTTGGTGTGGCGTTTGTAAACCGCCTGGAAGAAAGTGACTTTTGGGTTACCAGTCAAGTAGACGTCTTGGGCGCCATAGGCGACGAGTTGCATGAGACCTCCGGCCATTGTGTGTGTTTTTGTACTATATACCAAGATTTTTTTTTCGGATGAGACCCGCGAAAAAACACGGTTTGATTTTTCCTGGTATATAGAAATGACTGACCAAGAAGAAACACTTCTTGAACCAACTGAAGAAACCGAAAACTCGGAAATTGTTTCCGACGACGATGACCAAACCACAGTGAGTGGTGATCTTCCTGAAATAGAAGATACTCTCGAACTCACTGATAACGACGATGACGACGATGACTATTTCGAAGAAAATCCACTCATGGATATGGGTGCTCTTTTAAGCTCCGTACTCGCTACAGAGGAAGGTGATACCGTGTGTTCTGCACTGGTGAATATTTCCAGACAGATTGAAGTTCAAAATAAAATTTTAATAAAAATGTTATCTCAACTCCAAAAAAAGGCTTAGAAAAATAAGACTACTACTTGATAAGAAATGAAGACTGAGGACGTTCATTGTATCACCGAAAATACTAACATAGACGAACTCGTGTTTACCGTTACAAAAAAAATCATAGAAGATTCTCGACAGGAAGAGCTCCTGAATTACATTCGTATTTACGAAGAGTATTATAGAATCAATGAACCACCTGGTCTCGAAGAACCTTTACAAATCGCGTATAGGGTTTATTACGAGAAAAGTGAACTTGATGAAAATGGTAAACCAAAACGTTACGATACCAGAGATATAAGGGAATCTTATGATTCCAAACGATCTTTAGTATCGGTAATGTATCACCGTGCTAGTACTTTGGGTATTCTCGACATGGAAGATGACGAATCCGACTGTAAAATATCGAGACGTTTGAAACGAATCTTTGATCAAATGGAAGACTTTTTCCAAATCTTGTTCAGACACGCTAGAATGTACGATCGTTCCATAAACCCAACGGCTGAATCTGAAGGTGACCCCACTTTTTACATGGGTTCAACACCTGATGCCATTGAAGAGCTCGAAACGTTCCAAAAAGTACTCATACAAATACTAAAAGACTTGTATGAGAGTAATATTCGTAAGTATAAGGGGTACTGTTGTCAACAAATCAAAACACCCGATGGTTACGATACACGCGCATGGAAACAGACTGTGACCATAAAAGAATACGTGCACCGAGTAGCACCGAAAGAATCGAACTACGACCTGTGGAAAGATTTAACGTCTAAAGGTACAGCAACACTAAACCAGCTCATAAGGTATCTCGGAGACTGTTACGATATGCAATTTCCAGAAATACAAAAGAACAGACACTTATTTTCTTTCAGAAACGGTTTGTTTTTGGCTAAAGTTTGGTCTGATAAAACAGGTCTTTACCAATCTGAATTTTATCCGTATGATTCAAAAGAAGCTAAAAATCTCGATCCAAGAGAAGTAAGTTCTAAATACTTTGATATCGATTTTGAAGATTACCACCATTTAGAAGACTGGTACAATATACCGACACCTAACTTCGATAAAGTTTTGAAATCACAGAATTTCGAAGAAGAAGTGTGTAAATGGATGTATGTTATGATTGGGAGACTCTGTTTTGAATTGAATGATATAGACAAGTGGCAAATCATACCATTCTTAAAAGGTATTGCTCGTTCCGGTAAATCTACTATTATTACCAAAGTCATCAAAAAGTTTTACGAGCAAGACGACATAAGAACACTCTCTAACAATATTGAAACCAAATTCGGATTATCTTCTATTTGCGATGGTCACATGTTCATTGCACCAGAAATCAAAGGTGATTTGCGTCTCGAACAAGCTGAATTTCAATCCATCGTTTCGGGCGAAGACGTGTCTATTGCAGTGAAAGGTGAGAAAGCTAAAAATATAACCTGGAACATACCTGGTATTCTAGGAGGTAACGAAATACCAAACTGGAAAGATAATTCGGGTAGTATTCTGAGACGTTTATTAACGTGGGATTTCAAAAAGCAAATCAAAGATAAGGATACTGATCCACTTCTCGAGAAAAAGCTTGAACTCGAATTACCCATCATATTACAAAAATGTATCAGAGGATACCTGGAATACGCACAAAAGTATCAAAGTGACGATATTTGGAATGTCGTACCGCGTTATTTCGAAGAAGTCAGAAAGCAAGTTGCACAAAATACGAATCAACTCGAACACTATTTACAGTCCGACGATGTTGTCATCGACGAAACAAAAATGGTACCTTTGAAAATATTCAAACAGGCGTTCAATACGCACTGTTTGGCAAACAACATGTCTAAACCAAGGTTTACACAGGATTTCTATATTGGACCGTTTAGTTCGAGAGACATTAAAGTCCGAAGAGTACCAGAAATGTTATACGGTAACGAGCCTAAACCGAGAAGAGACGAAGATTTCGTAATTGGTGTAGATATAAGAAAAGATGAGATAGAGCTTGGGTACTCGTAAAATCAAATCTCAGTATAGTATAACATGGATCCGAGACAATTCGTCAGAAACTCGAACGTCCAAATAGAAAGACAAGGTGATGCTATACCAGATACATTTCCATCAGGTCAACAAACGGGTCAATTAAAAATTGGACTTTTCAAACCAGGTATGTATAACGTTCTCGTAAACGATAAATTTACAAAGGGAGAACAACGCGTAGATCTAGTATACATACTCAAACAAAGACCGCAAGGTCACGCTCAAATTGCACCAGGTTTAAGTATTGACTTAAGCGAATTAAAAGGTATTTACGGTAGATTTCAAACGGGTGTAGTACACACGAGAAATTTTGGTATGAGAGGTAACTTAAATTTGAAGTTCTCATCTGCACAATTTTCAGGGTACATGACCGATGGAATATCTAGAAAAAATTTCAGTTTTAACATATACTCTAATGGTAAAATTCGTTTCTCGGGTGGTTTTCTAGGAAGTAAAAATTTAAAAAGACAGCCAGAAGCTCTCCGAAAATACATAATCGATACATACACTAAAAAAGAAAGTTTCCTATACAACGATATAGAATATAATAATATAGCCGGATCGTTTAATACGAACGTTAATTTTAAACTCCTTTCAATAGCACAAAGAAACCCTTTAAGTGCAGAAAGAATATCTTATGAAACTGAAATTGCTTTACCGCACGTGTACATGACTTATAAAGAACACAATTATATATTATCTTCTAAATCCAATAAACTCGGCACCGGTGTAGTCCAAATTCAAGGTGAAAAGGATCCGGATCTTTTGGAAAGAGCCTACAATATAGGCGTAGAAGCTGTTCAAGAACTTCATAGACTCGGGTATACAGGTGGTTTAGTAAACAGAAATGTAAACGTGGTACAACCCATGCCTATACTTAAAGAAGCTTTTGCTTCGACGTGTCCAAAACAAAGAAGACCACCGTGCCAAACTGGTTATGAACCCAGAAAAAATCCACAGGGATACGATTGTTGTTATAAAATACCAAAACGCAAACCAGTTAATAAAAAAACAAGTGTTAAAACGAAAAACACAAAAATAACGTACGATAAAAATGGTATAATGAAAATAGGAGGTAGAAAGTGCGAAAGACTTACCAAGCCAGTTTTATTGGAAGTTGCTAAAAAACTCGGTGTAGTCGGATTAAAACAGCGTAACAAAAAAGAAGATATATGCAAAGCTCTCGATAAAATTGAAAAAGGCGATTCGTCGTTTAAAATAGACGGTAAACTTTGTAGAGGACTCAAAAAAGAACAACTCATAACGATCGCCATATCAAAAAATATATCGGTAAGTGAACAAGATACGATAAAAACACTCTGCGAAAAACTCGAAAATAATTCTAAAAAAGTAAATTCGCCAAATTCCGCAAATTCTCTCGCGAGTGAGATGGAAAAATTTTTACTAAACAAACAGAAATCGCCTATAAGAAGAAAGAGAAGAATTAACGACGCTAGTATCAAAAACGATATAATCAAACTTTATGGAAAAAGGTGGTTGACTCAATACAGTGATTTTATGGATATAAATAAAGACGTGAAAGACGTAAAAAATAAGATAAATTATTTAAAAAACAGAAAAGGTTACGCTACAAAAAATGGTATTTTGAAAAAGACTGTAGCCGACGAAATAAAAAGAAATATGGTTAAGAATTGGAAACTTAATCGCGAAATGAACTTTAAAAGAAAAGTCATAGAAAAACAGGCAAATAAAATGTACGGTAAGTTTGGTAAAAACATTGTAAACGGCGTTGTTCGTTTTGTTACTTCTCTAGATAAACCTATACCTCTTAATGATAATAGAGTTGTAGGGTATATTCAAACAAGACGTGAACTCAACCAAAAACCACCATTACCTCTCAATAAAAAAAGAGTCATACCAAAAAAACCGAGTTTAAAAAGAGTACAAATTAGAAAGAAAAAATCACCAGTTAAAAAAAGGTTAAATTTTAGTTCGAACTCAAACTCGAACTCGAACTCGAACTCGAACTCAAACTCAAACTCAAATAATAATAAAAAATTGAAAAATTTATACAACAATTTTGAAGCACAAATGTTAAAGAATAAAAGCAAAAAGTAAATAGATGGAAAATCCTAGAAATTTATTATTATACCGCATCCGACAAAATAAGAATGAGTGTGATTTAGACACTTACGAAAAAGTATACGAAAAACATATTTTGTCGTCTGTTATAGATAGTATATTTTATACAATTTGTGATTACATTACTAAAACTAGAAAAAGTAGTAGTTATAAAATGGGTAATCTAGAAATAGAGTACTACATGTCTGAAGAATTTTACGAATCAGATGATCCCAAAAAATATATGATAGAAAACCGCGAAATAGACGATATGTTTTTAATCATGTACGTTTACGATAATTTTAATAGAATGGAATCTAGTGTGCATAGAAGAATGATGTTATATTTTTTGAACATGATATACTTCTGTTTATGATTTTCTCTGGTTCTGAAATTTGTTTAAGGTGTTTTGTATGGTACGAAAAATCGTAACCCCTAAACTGTCTTTTTATTTCGTCCGATAAGGCAAACGCTTCTAACTTTCTCGAGGTTTGTGAACACACAGATTTTCGTTCTAAATTTAAAAACCTATCTTCCATCATTACAAATTCTTTTAAGGACTCTTCTGGTAATCCATCCGTTTTCATGCGTTTATACATTTTTTCAGATTCACCTTGTGATATGTAAAAATAATTAGCTTTGTATCCTAAAACAGATACATTTTTATCGTAATCGACATAAAGCACTAAAACTAAAAAACATAACAGTAGTATCCAATTTAGCATATATAAGTATTCAAGATATTAAATAAATCCTTGATTTTGTGAATGATATTATAAAGTGTATCTTTATCACCGACTTTTCTAGGATCAATTATTTCAAATTCAATTTGGTAAACAGTCGATTCTTCCGAGTCCATATCTTCCACAGTTCCAGTACACACGGTCATATCAATCGATAAATTTTTTCTGACGAAAGAAGTTCTATGTTTTATCTTTTTACTAGAAAAAGTAGAATTTCCGTCGTCTTCTATTGGCGTTTCTTTAGAAACACCAAAACGAATATCGTAAGGAACTTCACCAGACTGTTTAAAGTCTTCTTTGTGTAGATTTTCTTTTTTAACGATAACTTCGTCACCTGTACCTTCATTTATAGTCAACCTTGTTTTGTCTTCGGAACGAAAGTATACTTCGAAAGTTCCTGAGTTAATACTTTCCCAACCATTATACTTATATAAACCGTCTAATATAGACTTATAGTTCTTCTCACCGACGTTTGTATCAAAAAAGTTACCATTGAATTTTCCGAGTCTAAACTCCATTTCAATGTGCTCTTCATTTTGGTACTTTTCGAGCAATGGTTTAACAATATCACAGATTTCGTGCGTATTCATTTTGTCTTACTTTTAATTATCGCGTCTTCTTCTTAAGCCTTTTTTATCGCCTATTTTTATATGCATGGTTTTTCAAATATAGGAAACACGTGCTATTTTAATTCTGCTATACAAATTCTACTAAACACTTACGAAATATCCAGGCACATTTTAGAAAATAAATATACAGGGAAATGCGGTTTTACTTTAGCATACGAAAATCTTGTTCACATATATTTTAAAACTAGAGAAACGAAAGTTTTTACAATAGGACCAATTTTAAAGGAGTTTGTTAAAGTGTTTCCGAGATTTAAAATAGGCGAACCACACGATGCACAAGATGCTCTTTTTTGTATAATAGACACTTTGGAAAAAGGGTACCCTTATATAAAAAAGATTGTATACGGAGAAACTACACAAATAACAATATCACCAGTAGGTAAAAATATAACTAAAAACCCTTTTTGTATTCACATTCTAAACATGGATCGTGATATAAAAAATGTAAAAAAAATGATAGAAGAAAGTCACAAATGGAACACTATAGAAGATTACGTGGATGACGAAGGTAAAAAGCATAACGTGGCGACTACTAGAAACATATTTTCGGTTTACCCAAAAACATTATTTGTTTCTTTCGATAAAAAAAGTTTTGTAGAGATAGATGAAAATCTCAATCTCAACAATCACAAATACGAATTAAAGTCTAGTATAGTGCATAAAGGTATACAATTTGGTGGCCATTACATGTCTATTACAAAATTTAACGATGATTGGATTATACAAGACGACGATAAGTTAGGGAAATTACACGAATTTCCTAAACGGGACAATCACTTTGTTTTGGTATATAATCTAAAAATTCCTTCATCTGAATGTTCTCCTTAATGTTTACGAGCGTTCTATAAAACGTTCTTCTGTTATTCGGGTGTGTTTTATCGTCTCTCTTTTTTAACGGTTTCCACCAGTACGGACCATCTTCCCAAGTCACGTACATACACTCAACAATATCCCCATTTTTTAACCAATTATATTCACGAGTCCGCTCTTCTGGTATAGACGATTCAAATATTAATTTGCCTTTTTCTTGAATATATAATCTCCATACGGGTACACCAGGTACACACCCAGGTGTTTCAAAAGTTGGACTCTTTTTAACCAAAAAGTCTATAGTATTCTTAACCTTTGGTTTCCATTTAAACATAGTTTCGTGTGTACCAATACGAATAGGTTCATTTATGGGTGTAAAAATAAGACCATCGATCTCCTGTTTTATTTTGGGTAAATATTTATACAAGAAATCGTCGAAATCATTGTATAAGTGAAACTTTTTTACACGAAGTTTCAATGAATCACTGTTTAAAACAAGTGCTTTTTTTACAACATTTTCACACTCTTCCAAACGTTCCAATAAATTTTTGTTACCAACAACTTCACCGCACGATGTTAAACAATCGTATATCATGAATTCGTTGCCATAAAGTTCACCCTCGAGTATAGTACCTTTAAAAACCACCTGTCTGAAATTTAAAGGACAAACAAACATTTCAAGTGCTCGGTTCACAAAAAAACATAATCTTTGCGAACCACACTGTAAAATTAACATCATATATCTCGTTCCATCCGTCTTTTCACAAACGACGTAATCGTTTTTTTGTAAAAGAGGAAAGTGTTTTCTCTCTATAGAAACGGGTTGAGAACCTGGAAACCTTCCCTTAACACCCCATGATGTTTCTATATAGTTTAACGCGTATTTGTAAAGAGGATCATCCTTCTTTACAAACACTCGGTTCATTTCTGTTTTATTTGTATTTTCAAATCTTTAATTTGTTTTAACACCTGCCGCGTTTAGAAGATTACTTATACATTCGTGACTATAAGTCATGATTAACTTAGATGCTGTATACGCATGAATTTTGACGCCTGATTCTTGTAATTTTGAAAACATAATTTTCATTCTAGGGTGAATTTTAAACGAACCATTTTTTCTATCTTTTAAATTTTTCATTACATTTTTATTCATCATTACCCAAGATTTAGCCGCAGTTTCTTTCACTGTATATATATCACCCGAAACTTTAGTACCAACTTCGGTATCAAAATGTAAACCCATCTGTTCCACGGGTTCTTTAGACTCACTTTTTACCTTTTTCTTAAACATTTCCCAATCTATACCTTCAGTAACCCCTGGAAAAACGAGACAACCTATTGCTTCGTGCTTATCAAAAACTCTATCGAGTGATTCATCATCGACGCTTATACCAAAATCAACGAAAAAAATACGATCGTGTGTTTTCATGTACTTATATATCATTTCAGCTTTTTCATAAGGATCGTCGTCTACAAAAACAACCTCGTTTTCAATATTTTGTTTTTGTATACATTTCAAATTGAAACGAAGTATAGTGTGAAGAGTTTTTACGTGACAAGATTTACTACGAGTTACAAGTATAGATGCAATTTTCATATTTTATTTATTACATAACGTTTCTAAACCTTAAGCCTATCTTTTAAACAACCCGTGAATGGTAAATTTCCTACGTGTCCCAATGTTGTATTACAATCGGCATAAATTTTACCACCAATTTGTTGCCATCTTCTACAGAATGCGTAATCTTCAGAGAGATACCTTCTATTATCTGGGTCTATCATACAATCGAATAAGGCACAATAATAGTCAAAATCGCGATTTTGGTGATCGTTTTTACAATCTAAATCCTTATAGTGTTCTTGCATTTTTTCAATAGCTTTACGAGTAATCATCATAAAACCAGTAGGTCCATCCAAAACTTCAACAAACCCATTCTCTACAGGTCTATGTGTAGCACCTATATTTGCAACTAAACTTGATGAAAGCATAGCCAAATTTCTTTCGTCACCAGCTTCTATAGCGGTTTTAGCCTGATCCCACATAACAACCTTCTTTGGGTAAATAGCCACAGAAACGTCATGACCGGAACGAATAAGTCTTACTACAGAGTTAGGATCAAAATCAACATCCGCATCTATAAACATGAAATATTCAGCATCCGTTTTTTGCATAAATCTACCAATAGCTACATTACGTGCTCTGTGAACTAAACTTTCGTTTTCAGTCGTATCTATCATAAGCTGAATACCTTCTCTCATGAGAGCCAACTGAAGTTTGATTATACCAGTCATATACTTTTCCAAACATAGTCCCCCATAACATGGAGTGCTTAAAAATAGTTTAATCATAATAAAATTATTTGAACTCATTCCTCTAAGTATTTTTTTATAATATTTTCAATTTTGTTTATAGTTGGTATAGAAACACTACACTTTTCGCATATTTCGTTTTTAGAGTATTTTTTATTTGCAACTATATAAATAACGACAGATGCAACACTGTTTGGTGTTTTACTCATGAGTTCAGCACAGTTTTCTAGGTTCGAAGACAGTTTAGTACACTCTTTTTTCTCTTCACGCGTAAGTTCGAAATTATTAAGTAACCTGTTTAATACATCTCTCGGTAAAGTCGTATAATTTTTAGTGGTTTTTCCTAAAAGAGTTTCCTTAAATATTTGCGTCGTCCTACTTAAATCTTTTGGGTGTATTGAAAACATGTCGGCAATTTCTTTTGTTGTTCTCGGTATTTTAGACATGCGACACGCATACAAAACACAATTTGCTTTGATACCCGTTCTTACTGCACCCCTCGTAAGTTTACTCTCGTTAAATTTCTTATACATCATTTTTGCATCTTTTAAAACTGAATCCGGTAAAGTATGACACGCTTCGTCTATATCCTTATAAGCATGAAAAAGAGAACGATCCTTGTGATTCATAGATTGGTGAAAATTAATCTTAGCCATCCTTTTGTTTTCATAAGAAGAACCACGTTGTGTAGATATAATAGTTCCCTTTCCCCATGATTGTGAAAAAAGTTCCGGGTTTGCGTTAGGGTTACTACACCTGGATGGATCGTTTACTTTACCATCGTCCGATATACCACTCGTCCATTCCGGTGTTTCATCTATGAACATATCATCTATAATACCACATTCTGGGCATGTCGGTAAACCTTCTTTTGTAATTACTTTTGGAATCTTACATTTTATACACAATTTGTTATCTGTTGACTTTTTTTCTATAGTTTTATTTTTTAACAAATAATCCACCTGGGACCATATACTAGCAGCCAATTCTTCCATTATATTTAAAAATTAATATTTGAAAAATGTTATTTCGCACTTAGGTTAAGATCATCTGCCTGGTATTTTGCACGAATTTCTATGTCATCGACCATTTGTTTAAATTTAACGGACCCTGGACTTGTTGGTTTCCATTCATTCCACTCTTTATCTATCATGGCATGATTAGAAGGTGGTATAATAATACCGTCTACTTCATTGTCTGGTACTATAAAATCTTCGAGATCACTTCCTTCGTCTTCAGATTCGTCTATTATATCACTATCTTCTTCGGAATCTATATCGTCTATTACGGCATAGAAGTTTTCCTTCACATTTTTTAAGATGTCACACGATTGATAGTGTTCGCAGAGATTATCATTCTGTACAAGTTCCTCTTTATCTTCAAGTTCATAAAGAGGTGCACTTTTATATACTAAAGACGTTTCGGAATAATACGATACGACTAAATAGTCACCGTTATTTTCCTTTACTTTAGCGTACATTTCATCTTCTGTATCATCTTCTATATTTACTAAAACTCTTACAATTTCTCCAGGCTGTATATCTGAAAAATTTATCATATCTAAAGTTTTCAGACAAAAATATTTACAAGTATTAGCACACATGGGAATCGAAATTTTATCAAAAGATGGATGTAAATATTGCGACTTTACGGTTGATTTATGTAAAGAATATGGATTGGACTATAAAAAAAGTATGGTTGATAAAAACGAACTTATAAAAAAGTGTGGTACACAAGTATCTACGTATCCACAAATCTTACTCGATAATAAACATATAGGTTCATATTTTGATTTCCAAGATTATCTCGAAAACGAAGCCGAACCAATGTTGTTACCTACACTCAATAGGTTTACAGTATTTCCTATACAACATGAAAACTTGTGGGCTCTGTATAAGAAGGCACAAATGTCAAATTGGACGGCTGAAGAAATAGACTTTTCCAAGGATATGGATGATTGGAATAGTTTAAGCGATAATGAAAAACATTTTATTAAATATATATTGGCTTTTTTTGCTGGTTCTGATGGTATAGTTTTTGAAAATTTAAACAACAATTTTGCAAATGAAGTTCAATATACGGAAGCGAGGTCATTCTATGCATACCAAGAACATAACGAAATGGTTCACGGTGAAACGTATAGTAAACTCATAGATAAATACATAAAAAGTTCAAATGAAAAAAAGCAATTATTTGAAGCTATTCAAAGCATACCGTGTATAGAAAATAAAGCAAAATGGGCTATGAAATGGTTTGATCGAGATAGAACTTTCGCGGAAAGACTTTTCGCGTTTGCGTGTGTTGAAGGTATATTTTTTTCCGGAAGTTTTTGTGCTATATTCTGGTTAAAAAAGAGAGGTTTGTTACCGGGTTTGTGTTTTAGTAACGAACTTATAAGTAGAGATGAAGGTTTACACTTAGAATTCGCAATTGAATTATTTAAAATGTTAAAATATAAACCGGATAAAAGTGTAATTTACGAAATTGTAAAGGATGCAGTTTCTATTGAAAAATCTTTCATATTAGATGCACTTCCGTGTAGCCTTATCGGTATGAATTCAGATAAAATGTCTGAATACATAGAATATGTCGCAGATAGACTTTTGAAACAGAGTGGTCACGATAAAATCTGGAACACAAAAAATCCCTTTGATTTTATGGAGAATATATCACTCGATGGTAAAACAAACTTTTTCGAAAAACGCGTAGGTGATTACGGAAAAATGGACGAAGATTCAAACGATATTGATTTCGAGGAAGATTTTTAAGGCGTTATAACAACCTTTTTACCATCCGAACAAGAGCACGTCACGACTTCACCAGTAGTTTCATATTCACCAACTGCTGGTAAATCCGTTTCCGTCGTCAAGTCCATAGAACCCAATTCTAAACCACTATCTATGAAAGCAAACTGTTCCTCTTCCATACCTGGTAAAGGTAATGGAATATCAACCATCGCTGGTGGTGCAGATGGACCTGGGGATGGACCTTCTACTTCTACTGGTTCTTCTGGAAATGGAGATAGTTCTTCAACTTCAAATTCTTCTCTCTTTATATTCATCATACCCCACGTAACGAGAAGAAAAACAAGTGTGTGTAAGATCAAACCTTTCGAAGTTGGGCATCCTGTTGGACTCGAAACCCAAGAACCTAATATTTTTCGCATGAGTCTAAAAGTATCTGGATTTGCAATGATAAAAAATACGAGTGCTGACATGACGGAAATGAGAAACTTCTGTTCCTGCTTTTTTCCTTTACACCCACAACCACAATCTTTGAACAAACCCATTCTGAAATTTATTTAATGTATACTTAGAAAAAAAAATATACTTAAAGTTTGTAATCTTGTATAATATACAAAAAACACAATGTCAAAAACTATCCAAGTTTCTAAGCAATTCGACCCATCCACTGTTATCTTCAGTCAGTTGAAGAAAAACAAGAACGGTGGTAAATCCGTGATGCTTTCTCACGGAAACAAAAAGAAACTCTATTTACAACTTCCTTTCATGCGTTCACCATTCGGTGTGAGCGCGTACACTGACGAATCTACTAACAGGACATCGTACTCACTCGACTTATCTTTCGACAACGATAATCAAGAAGCACTCGAACTCGCCGAACAATTGAAGGGTTTGGATGAGATTATCATTAAACATGTCGCAGATAATTCTAAAGAATGGCTCGGTAAAAAATATGATATCAATGTCATTCGCGAAGCGTTATATAAACCATTGGTTCGTCAGGGTAAGGAAGGTTACGCAGATACTCTCAAATTGAAAATTCAAACAAATCAATCTGGACAGTTCATTCCCGAAGCGTATAATTCAAATAGAGAAAAAATCGAAGTCGATCAGATCGAAAAGGGTCAACGGTGCATGTGCATCGTAGAAATAAACCAAATTTGGTTTATTGATAATAAATTCGGTGTAAGTGTTAGATTATCACAAGTTTTGTGTGGTGAATCTACAAAACTCCCTTCGTTTGCATTCCAGGGTCTTGATGACATGCCAGTAAACGATGACCAATACATTGAAGACGAAATCGAAGAGATCATGGAAGACCTGATTGACGAATAAAAATATTAATTTATATTAAGCATGGAAAAGGAACGATATTTGAAAAATTTGAAGAAAATAGAAATACTTTCCAAAAATAAAAATAACAGCGAAAAGTTAAAGGTTACTTTAGGAAAAAATCTCGTTAAAAGTATAAAGGATTTGGGATGTAACCCCGAAAAGGCTCTGTATCACCCAAACAAAGTTATGCCTTATATAGCCGTGGAAAACTCTTTAAATAAGAGAAAAGGTATAAAAAAAATAGGTCAAGGTGTATGGGGTAGTGTTTATGTAGGTTGTTTAGATAAAGAGTGTACTAAAAAAGTTGCGATTAAAATACAAAAAGAGGATTCTATATTACACGAATACAAAATGGGTAGACGTTTGAGTCCTTTAGGTGGTACCGTCAAATCGTTTTACCATGAAAAGTGCAAAGACGTTTCCGTCATGTATACCGAATACGCTAACAATGGAAATTTAAAAGAATATATGAAAAATAACAGTAAAAAATTGTTGCCTATACACTACAGAAGTATAGTAACGCAAGTACTTTACACGTTATACAAAATACACAATAAGTATCCAACTTTTAGACATAACGATTTACACACTGAAAATGTTCTCGTAAACACAACCTTAAAACCTCCCAAAGCTAAAATGTATAAAATAGGAAACACAAGTTTAAAAATTCACGATATCGGTTTACAGACACTTATATCAGATTTTGGTTTATCCACGTTAAAAGGGTTCAAGTGTCCACCCATAGATAATGATATAACATTCTATAAAAGTAAATACGGTATATTTAGGGATTCACATCCCATGTACGATGTTCATTTTTTTCTGAACGACGTTTATGCGTCAACAAATAATATACCAAACGCAGTTGAAATAAGACAGTTTATTGAACGTATACTTAAACCCGAATATATAGGTAAAGAAAGTTCGAAGGTTTTAGAATGGCGTTTGCGTTCTTCACCGTTAGGACACCCCAATTTACCAACTTTCAAGCAAATATTTAACGATAGGTTCTTTTCTCCTTATAAAAAGTCTATGGTGCCCATAGACATCAGTACCATAATAAAAAGGCGTTCACCAGTTAAACCAGTAAATATAATTGTAAAACACGGTGGTAAGACACTGGAACAAATCAAAAAAGAACTCGCGGCAAAAAACAATCCTAATAAAAAAATAACGAAACGACCGGGTCTAAGAAGAGTAGTACCCATAGTCAATATTAAACCAAAAGTTAAGGTTACTCAAACAAATAAAGGATATATTAGATTGGGTACGCGTAAGTGTGAATCCTATAAAAAATCGGAACTTCAAAAAATGGCAAGAGAACTCGGAGTACAAACACAGGGTAAAACAATTAAGAAAATATGCGACGATATAAAAATAAAATATGTATAAACAATAAATGATAGTCGCTTTAATACTATTGATAGTAGATGCTTATATTCTCATGAACACGTCAGTACCAAGTTCTAAAAAAGAAGAAAAGAGTCCAGAAAAATGGAAAGTGTACGGTACAACTTGGTGTGGTTGGACTACAAAACAATTATCGTACCTTAAGAAGAAAGGTATTACTCACGAATTCGTCGATTGCGAAAAAGGCAAATGCGACGGAATCGATGCGTTTCCTGTATTGGAAAGCCCTAAGGGAGAAAGAATAGTAGGGTATAAGGAAATTTAGATACCACGAACGATCGCGATAGAGAGGGACAAAATGAATGCGTCCAAGAACGTGTTAATTGGTTTGAGTACGGTGACGTGCTTAACCAACGATCTATTCCATGCAAATCGGAGTACAAACGTACTGATAAGAATGGCGAGAACGAAAACAAGAATTTCGGTCAAAACGTCGTTCATTTTCTTAGCGTTAGCGAGATCTCTGAGCATTTTTTACTTTACTTATTAATAATATTTTATTTTCTAGTATACTATTAATGAGAAAGAGTCTTCCCCTGAGTGGCTCCGAACCAACGTACACACAGAGATTATGGGGTCGTGCAGTTGGTATAGGAAACAATAACTGCTATGCGTATGCCGTAGGTGATTACGAAAAGTATAGGATGTCTAAAAGCATACCAGGTGAGCGTGCTGGTATACATAATTCACATTCATACACACACTGTAAAGACTTACCTAGACGTGTCATAGCCGATAATCCAAACAAAGTCTACTTAGCAAAAGCTAATGAAAAGTGTAAGAAAAGTTTTTATAAGGTTATGATGTTCGTAGCCCCGGGTGATAAAAGAAACTATTTTAGACAAGGTGATTTTCATTTCTACAAACAACACGGTATAGTAGAATACAAAGTTAAAAAAGGTAACACACACGAGAGTATCGCTAAATTTTTTAGAGTACCACTTACTCGAGTGAAACGTGCTGGTAAATGTATTCCAGGTAAACTTTTAAAGTTTAAGGCAAACGTTTTTAGTCACAAACGTGGTTGGGCGACAGGTCCTTTACTCGTAGATGCTAAAGGTAAAGTAATAACCGATCCGAGAAAAGCGTCTCGCGATTACCCTGGACTTTCGTATAAAAAATACTGTAGCTCATTCTGTGTCAAAAACAGAGGGATCAAAGTCGGACATACTCACCCCAAAGTCTCTAATAATACTCGATAAATCATCCTCGTTTTCTACAGCAAAAAATACATCGAGAGCATCAAATACGAGTTCGTTTTCTAACGTTATTGTGTTTGAAGTTGACTCATAATCATTGAATATAGATATCTGAACCCTAAATTTAGAACCATCGAACACTTTTCTACATACGGGACACGTAACCTTACCTCTTTTTTTCCAGTTTTCTAGACAATGTGAGTGAAAAATATGCCCACACCGTATAGCTTTACTATGTCTCGTCTCCCTGACATCATTGAGACATATAGCACATTGAGTCATTATCTAGATAACTTAAAGAATATATTAATCAAAATTTATCGTGCATTTAGTAAATGTTTGGCATTTTGAGAAGTGCCTTATCACACGAACCACACTGATCCTTTTGTAAATCTTGAGTTGGTTTCAAGACTTCTGGACCTTTTTCTTGAAGAAGTTTGCGAAACGAATAGTTGTCTTCGAAAGAAATACCATTTTGTTTCATGACGTAGTTGTTATACAATTGAGACGAGCTGTTTACTGTGAAGCATCGACCATCGGCCATACCAAGTCGTTGAGACATTTTATATATTATTATTACATTAGAAATTAATTTGTCTATTCTTAGTCGTAAACTTCCAAGACCTAAACCCTTTAGATTTTAGAAGAGATACGAACTTATCCATCTTGTATCCTGAAAAATCGTCAAACAATTCTTTTTTATCCTCATCACACGGCTGTACCCTGACGTTCTCGATATTGTTTATCGTATCGTTAATAATGTTGTACGCAAAAGCCACTTCCTTTAGGGTTTCTGCACCTGTTATTATAATTTTACCCGTTCCGAATATACTCGTCGTTATTTCTTTCATATCATTCGCCGGCTGAAACTTAATCTTTACCGCCGAATACTTATCTGGTTCGAACGAAACTTTAAAAACACCCGGGAACTGGCTGAAATAATCACACGTTTTCCTCAAATTTATTTTATAATTTAAACTGAAATTCGAGTTAATCATGACGATTTTAAACGACTCTATCGGTGCAAAGACGTTTTTACCCACGAACACGTCAAAGAGACACGAAATCTGCGTTATTATTTTCCTACAATTGAAAAGATCGGATGCACCAGCAACCTGAATACTCCCGTTCGGGAAAACCTTTATGGATTTTGTACTGTAATCATCAATAAAGTTTAAAGTAATCTGGTTATAAAATTTAGTTTCTTTCAAACACCATTTCCATTTCGTCGTATTGTTTTCGACATCTCTCTTAATGTAAATAGAGTCTTTTATACTCGCAAGTTTGAGTTTGCTCTTCACACTCTCGATATCTATTTCCCTTTGAAACTTAGAGACCATAGTTATAGTTGTTAGTTTCACCCACGATGGGCGAATATTTTCAGGTATTGCATTCCTAAACTCGTCCAAGGTCAAAGCATATGAAAACGTATTATTTGCAATGTTTCTATAAACCCCCTTTTTCTTTTCGTACTTTAAACAAGATATTTCGCTCATTTTTCAACTTAAAAAAAAAGTTGGTTAAAGTTAACTTAGGCTTTTAAAACATGCGGTGTTTGTGTTGTAAAAAAAAGAAAGGAATTCCTATCGATTGTAAATATTGTGGTTTAGGGTATTGTTCTGGGTGTATTCAACTTGAAGTACACGCGTGTAAAGGTATAGAATCAAAAAAAGACGATGAGTTAAATACGCTAGAAAAACAACTCGAGTTTAAACCCGATAAGAAATTCGGTATGGTATAAAAAAATGAAACGTAATTATAGTAACATTAACATGAATACTTTACCACCTCACCCTTACGTGAAAAATCACATTGAAAAAGGTATGGACTTTTCGTTAGAACTTCTCGATGCCATCGATACAATATCCAAAAAGTACAAAGAACACATTGGATATTCTATAGAGATCGGGAATTTTCACCTCGTAGACAAGTCACTTATGTATGCGTGTAGAAACCTCGTCGCGTACCATAAAAAATACAAAGATCTTAACACAAAGTACGAAGAAATGCTATTAAAAAATTGCGAACATACATTATAAATAAGTAAATAAATGGGACCCACACCTTTCGTAAACAGTAACATTCGTTCGGTTATTGCAAACACGGTTGAAGACGTTTATCACATATGTTTACGTATCGTGTATGAAATACAAAACGGTCGTAGAGGTAGAGGTGCGGTAAAATCCATAGAAGCTTACGCATCACCCGTTTTTGCGTTCAATTATAACGCAAAGTACGAAACCTCGCGCGATTTATTACCCCAAGATTACGGTACCATACACCCGGTATCTATATTTAACCATAACGAGAGTTTTTGGACAACGACACTCGAGACCGAAACCGAACTCGACTATATTTTCATGGACGATAACGTTTGGTCACCGAACGCGTATTTCGGAACACTCGA